TATCTTTCTTTTTATCAAAATTTTCAAATATTTCTATAATTTCAACATCGAAGGAATCCCATCCATATTTAATAATAGCTCTTTGTAACGCATACTTATTTTTAGTCCTTTCATTACAAACTTCATGATTTTCGATCCTTTTTCTAAAATTTACTGCCTTACCAATATAAATTTTATTGTTTATGATACATGTTAATTTATATATACCTGCTTTATCTGGATATTTATATTTTTTTCTCATCTATTAGACTATTCGACAGAAACTGTGCTTCGGTAACTTTTCTAACTTCTTTCGGAACTCGCTCGACATACTCAATAATACTATTTTTTATTCCATTGTCAAACTCTTTTGTTGGAATCCACAGATTTTCCATCGTTGGAATGGATAGAAAACCATACTTTTCACCCTTTTTAGATATATAGATCAGCATTTTACCCGCATGATCCCCTGCCTGACAAGCATAAGCACTTCCAGATTTAATCTTTTTACTAAAGAGTCCCATATCAACCAATTCTACTGTTCATAAACCTACCAATTTCTTCCATAAAGGCATTGTCCAATGCGGATTTCTCAATGTTTTCTTTATATACAGTCATATTGATGGGATTACCTTGTAGATCATAGCCAATTAGCTTGAAACAGGTTAGAAACTCACCCAAGGTTCCTATAAGAGCATTGTTTAACTCTTGTCTCTTGGGTAATTGCTTCTTCTCTTTAACTTTTAAGTATAACGCTTCCTTAAGAATTTCCTTAATTTGCTCATCGCTGAATTCGTCATACTTGTCTTTACTTGGATCTTTGTCGTCCATGTATATATTTAACATTCTTTGACATAATTACTGTCCTCTTTTTTCTGAGGAACCCCTCTTTCGATGAGAGTAGTAACAATAATCTCCATAGACTGTGTTTTAATGAAATAATTCTTGGGAAACAGGTTTCCACCATCATTTAGCTCAAATACCACATCCCCCTTATCATCCTTGTTGATATAACAGGTAATAATTAGAGAATGACCACTAGGATCTACCATAATTGTCCACTTTCTAGGATCGTGCATACCATAATCGTTGAATAAACGAATGGCGATAAATCCACTATCCTTAAGTCTATTTAAAAAATATCCTCCAGTGGTGATGTTGTTCTTTTTAGGTTTCTTGTTCATCTTGTTAAGCTTGATATAATATAATTTAATTCGACATTGCCATTTTTCAACCCGATTTTTCCAATACCCATTTTATTGATACTGAAATCTAGGGTTTCACAACTACCATAGTGTAGAAGTTGTAGATTGTCCATGTTTATGATAAAGTCTTCTTCCAATTCAAAATCAACTTCGGAACCTTCGACAGTTAGAACATCACTATTGGTCATAGTCTTGTCTGCAAGTGACCAATAAAGTTTTCCGTCATTAGTAAAGATGTATAATTTGTTAGTATCCTTAAAGATGGATGCCTGTTTTAACAATCCAATCAAAAATGATTTATTGACTGAAAATTCAAACTCGTATTGAAGACTTTCAATCTTAGATAGTGTTAGCTTAGGCGCAACCAAAATACCATTGTCGAATAAATGGTATTTGAACTTAATTCTTTCGCCAGTATATTCTAAATTGTTTGAATTTAGAGTAAACTCCACATTGTCTCCCACCAATCCCAATGCCTTTGATAGTTTCTTAACCGATGGAAGATTGAGAATTGCTTCTTCTTCAAATTCAGATTCCAACTTGGCCCACAAAAACATACTTCTATCATCAGACGATGATATAGCATACATATTATCAGAGGTAATATTTACGATTGCCGTATCTGAAATTTTTGACAAAGATTCCAAAAATGATTTGATATCTTCTTTCTTAAAGTTAATCTTTCTTGACATGCTTTTTTTCAGGTATTGGTCTTTCCTCTAATTTTTCCAAGATTTTCGTCAACTTCTTGGAGATTTCTCTTAATAGATCATTAGTTATATCTTGCTTACTAGCATCAAACTTCAATTCAAGTTGTGTATTATCAACTGGTGGTTGGATTGCTTGTTGTGGGTATTGTGGGGGAGTTACCACACTTGGCAATGGAATATTAGGATTAAAATATTCCGGTGGTATTACATCAGATGGCCCACCAACAATCGCAGGATTGATTATCGGTTGTGGTGGGGTATTTAGTTGTTGCATACGTATGGCATTCTCTCTGGCCATTCTCTGAGCCTTTTCAAGTTGCTCTTTAATGATTCTGGAACCAGCTTGAGGGTCTTCTCCATGCACAGGATTATCTGAAACAAAGCTTTCAACTAGTTTAGATTCTTGATACAGATTTTTAGCTAATCCAGCTAAAGCTGCAAAATCATCCGGCGACATTGGAGGAATAGTATTATCCATAGTATTATGTAGTCAAGACTATTAATTAGTCAAGATCCAATTCGTCAAGAATGTCATCGACATTGCTATCAGTATCATGGAACATTGGAATGTCATCTTCTTCGATAACACTCTCAGGCTTTGCTGCTGGTTTCTTAGCGGGAGTAGTTTTCTTAACCACTTCCTTCTTAGGTTCCACCTTCTTAGCAACTTCCTTCTTAGGAGCACCATCCACATCTTCACCACAGAAGAAGTGTTGATCCAGTAAGTCTTGCAGTTCTTCCGCAGTCTTAACTTGATAGATCTTAGTAAGATCATGAGTCTTTCCATAGATCTCATCAATTTCTTCATCAGACAAGTCCAAAGAAGACTTAGAAGTGAAGAACGACTTGATATAAGTGGTGTAGACACCTTGCTTATCAGCCTTGATCTTAAAATCTGCACCATCGCTTGATAGATCGAAAATGGCAGGACCAAATTCATCTGCTCTATCACCAGTCATTGCCTCATCAACAATAGCCTTAAGTTGTGGACCCATAGAGAGGATCTTAACCTTACCATTATTTTCAGGATTTGACGGATCATCAACGACATAAACATTAACAAACCATTGTTCCTTTTCCTTAATAGGATTTTCGAACTTTTCGTCTGCTGCTGGTTCACCATCTTTCCAATCCTTATAAAGTCTCCAACGAGCTTCGTTGATTGGATCTCTTTCTCCGAAACTTCTCAGAGAAATTGCGGATACAAATGATCCGTCTTTTCTTGAAGTCCATTGATGGACATAGTGATGGAAGAATGTTTTATCTTCCCCTTCTGAAAGTCCCTCAACATCTGGAATCAATCTAAGTGTATAGGTATGACCCGCTGGGAACTTCATGATGTTTGCAAAAGAACCATTACTGGTCTTTTCCGACTTTTGTAAAGTATCCTTGATTTTGTCAAACATACTTGCGTTGTATTTTTTACTCATATTTTAGTATTTTTAGTATTTTTAGTTATTTTTTGTTTCTTTTAGTTTTTCAGTTATTTTTAGTATCGCTTTCTTAGAAACTTCCTTCATTTTGGAAGAATTGTAGAAAGATGCCCTAGTGATCTGAAAGATGCGGTAGAAATCAGGAAATACGAAATCCAATATTCGTGATTCTATCGCAGGTTTTCGGAATGTCAAGGCATGAAGCGTGTAATAATTTATATTGTGATGTTTCAGATGCTCTACGAAACACGGTAATGTTCCTTCTTCAAATGATTCATACTGATCTAAATCAATACCCTTTTCCTTACAATATTTAGCCACAAAGGATAAAGATGCAATCAATCTTTTCAGACTTTGTTCAGAGTCTGGATTGGTCATTTCCAATTCCTTCATATACTGAGTATAGCACTTAATTGCCTTTGGTCTAGTATAAAAGTCTAACGGATAGTAGATATCTTCATCAGGATACACCTTATAGGGGGCTTCGAAGAACTCTTCCTGCTTTAAATTGGGATAATCATTAAAAAGTTTAGATAATTTTTGTAATGAAACTAATTTATCTTCTTCTAAATTAGTAAAATCCTTTTTTATCTTAAAAGGTTGTCCTTTAATTCTTCGGGACACAACCAAATGGTTGTTGTATATCTGTTTTTCGAATTCAGTTACCACTTCTTGCTATTGTTAATATATTTCGTGACATATTTCGATTTCGCTATGGAGGGATCGAAGTCTAGAAACATCTTAACAAGTTCGAAGTCAGTGTCAAGGTTTAAAATCTCACGAAGAACACTTTTCAGCTTCTCCGATTGCAGGGTGTGAATGAAAACATTCTGAATTGAGAGCTTCTTGCCCTTGGTGTTCATTATAAATGTGCAGTAGCACAAGAATAAATGTGTGGATTCGTCTTCTATTAGGTTGGATGCTGGATCGAAACTCATAATTGTTGTAGTTGTGTTGTAAAATCTAAGAATTTTTGGGTTATTTTACCTCCAGAGGCAAATTCTCCTCCTCCCCCTTCACATAACTTCTCAGCCATGAAAGCAATATCAGCAGGAGAACCCTCTGGTTTTCTAAATGAAACGAATTGTGTATCAGTATTAACAACGATAACCACATGAGGAGTGAATTTGTCCATTAATTTCTTTGCAACTTCATTGACAGAATACTTTGAGAATGTTGCCACAACATCCCATTCTTTATATTGACCTCTGTAAATCTCCAATCCATCAATCTCTGCATCAATTTCCGCAAAGAACTCTTCCGCCTTCTTCATTTCAGCATCAGTCAACCCATCATATCCATTCCAAAATCTTTTTACGAACCATTTAAATCTATTATAGGTGGTTTTTCTATAAACCGCATTTAAATACTCTGATTCAATATGTTTTAGTTTATAATCATTATAATCATCAGCATAAAGAACTAATCTTTTAATATTATCAGGAATTTCAAACTTCTTCTTAAATGTTTTATAGATTAGTTTAGAACAAGATGTATAAACTTCCGAAATAATCGTGGAATCAAATGTTTTTAACTTCTCCCCCCGGTCTGAAATGAAGACAAGCTTGTGATCGTCAATCTTATTAACCATTGATTGGTCTAATACCATGCCAACAACGAACACTTTATCATAATTCTCTAAATTGTGTTCCCATTCAAGGTAGGATTCCAAAAAACTACCGAAAAACACATACCGATACTCCATATTTGGAAACATATTTCCCAATAGAATAGTGCTAACAGCACCATCCATATCAGAATTTGCCCATATGAAAATTTTCGACATTACTATATATTTACATATAAATTGTAAAAGTCAATACTCGTCATCGTCCTCAATTTTCTCCCCCATTGCGATTTTTATAGTATTTTCCATGTTTCTATATAAAACTTCGCTTGCTTCTTCCAATGAATAGGAATCTAGTTTCGATGAACCGATCCCTAACTGTTCAAATACAAAGTAATATAATATAGTTTCAACCATTTCGCTAGTAATAGGACTATCTGGAGTGGATATAGGCTTTCCTGTAGAAATATCGGCAAAATATATACCAGCAGGTAGTGTTACCCCGCGCAACAGCTTATGAAAACTCGTCAAAAGCTTATTAATACGCTCTTTATCCTCTGGACTAATTTCTAAATTAGTAGGAATGCCCATCGCAATAAAATTTGGATGATAATGAACCTCATTTAGTATAGTATTCTTATACATAAGACTCATTTTTTCTAAATCATCCTTTTTCATGATATTATTTAATTTAATTGGCAAACTTCTCTAGAATTGACATATCATCTTCCCCCATAATCTCCTCCTCTTCATCAGATTGCATGATAGTTAGAGTATCATAGAGTATTTTCATGGCTTGAACCATTCCACGGGGACCAAATCGGTTTTTAATCATACCTAATTTGATTAATCCCATCTCCATATCCTCTTCTGTCTGGAAAATTGACATAATAACATCTGCTGTGGCTGCTACACCGATGGATTCAGCGATTCCTTCCATTCCGGGGTTCTCTTTACCGAAAGAACCTCTTGATAATTGCACAGCAGAGATAAATGGGCAAGCATAAATGTAAGATAATGCTCTAACTTGCTCACAAATGTACTTAATTCTCTCATAGGAGTTAGTTCCCTTGTTTGTATGAAGCAATGAGAGGTAATCTATGACCACAGCATCGATTTTGATGCCAGTATCAAGCAATTTTCTAATAAATGCTGATAATTGATTGACAGTTATAGTTGATGGTGGGAATTCCTTGATGAAAATCTTACCATTCTTCTTTCCTTCCTCCCTTAGAGCATATCTAAGGGTGTGGGTATCACTTTTGAAGTTTCTTAAGGGAATTTTAGTGACATTTGAGGCAATTCTCTTCGCATAAAGCATCTCAGACATTTCCAAAGACACTACAAGGACATTTTTACCCTGTTCTGCAATGTTTGCAGCGACATTTCCAAGAAAAATACTCTTACCAATGTTAGCTTGACCCGCAAACATATATAATGCCTTGCCATCTTGACGATAACCACCCCCTAAATGTTCATCAACCCATCTCCAACCCGATGAAATATAGATTTCATCATTCAAAAGGTCATCAACAATCTTATCAGCATCCCCGAAAAGCTCCATTCCATGATCTGTGTCAAGACAAATACCACAAATCTTCTCAAATGCTTCCAAAACCTCTGACGGATTCTTGGTTTTCTTCTCTGCATTCTCAACAATCTCCAAAATGTTAGTCCAAGTTGCTCGTTCCTTAAGGAATTTCTCTGTATTAGTATACAGTTCGGTTCTGTCGAGGTTGCTATCCATCCCCTTAAAGGACTCAACCAAGGATTTGAAACCAATCTTGAGCGAATCTGAGGTTAAATACGGCTTAATCTCCGTTATGGTGGGTAATTTATGATGCCTTTCATGAAAATCCTTAACAATTTCAATATATTTTCCAATATTTGCGTTTTCGAAGTATTGGGGCTTCACATGGTCAACTATAGAATTCAAATATGTTGAATCCGTAATTGATTTAAAGGCTATAATCTTCTCAAATTCCTGTAAGTCTATCATTTGGCTACTATTTCTAAGTATTTCTTCCTCTGCTGTTCATCGATGTTGCTTTTATCTAGATAAAAGTCCAAAGTTTTCAAGTCCTCTGGCATATTTTTTATTACATCACTGTTGGAGGGTGAATACTCACACCATTTACGCTTTTCACGGGAAATATGATAAAAAAGAAGAGAGGAATTGGCACATTTAATATAATTCGTGATATCTATATCCAATTTATATTTTTTAATCAGTTTTATGACATTACATTCACAATCCCACTCTAATTCTATTACTTTTTTCAAAGATTTATCAATAACGCTATCTTTATGATCTTCACCTTCCAACCAATTGAAATAGGTTCCACAATGTTTTACTTTATTCAAATAATAAATTCTTTTAGTCTTCCATTGAAGGAAATGTGAGTATTCGTGTATAAGAACTTGAATATCCAACCCATTCCATCCCCCTACTGTAGCAGCAAGTTGTCTATTGTCAACATCAACCCATCCCCCATAAGCAGATTCGTTGTCGCTTTGATACAAGAGTACGGAAAAGTTATTTTCAAGTAACTCGGATACCACCTTCCGTACGAAATTCTTGTCCGTCATTCACAATATATTTACCAGTTTGAAGTGTAGTATCTTTAAACTTGTTATATTTACTAAAAAAGTAATTTTCTCCAGACTTCCATTCTTCTGTGAATGATCTTAAGCCGGGAGATGCATGTGTAATCAAAATATCACCAACTCCAACCTTCTTTTTGTTCAATGCACAGTCCATACTGAAGATTAAATCATAAAAATGAAACTTCGCAGGATTTTTCTCATCAAAACGAACATTACCAATCTTTTTAAGGTTAATTGCCATAAAAACACCATCGATGAGAACAACTCTGATTGGGAATTCTCCAAAATTCGAAGGATACTTCTGTCCTTCATGATAATGTTGAACACAACCATGTAAATAGCCAGATTTAAACCCTCCCCCCATCAAATGCCACAATGCAGGACTGGAAAGCTTGCATCTGGAGGTTCCCGCAACCCCAACCACATCAAATTCATCAAAAAGCTTCTCTAATTTGGGAATTGGATCTTCCTCAAGGGTAACATCATCATGAATTAGTATAAGGCAGTCTCTTCCTTCAGCGATTCCCTTCTCAATTTGCTCATTATAGACTTCAGGAAGGGATTTTCTGTTGCTGAACGCTCTATGGTGTTGAATATCAAGGTTTAAGTCCGATATTGACCGCTCCAAAAGGGTTTCGTCAGTATTGGCACTAGCCGAAAAGATTACAGGATTGTCTATTTTCATGTTTTTAGTGTATCAGAAGGGATTTGATTGTCAAATAGTTAAATATAGATATGACAAACTTTACCTTTGAATTTTTCACCGAGCAAATGGATATCCTCAATGAAGGAAGACCAAGCCCATTGACTGGTTTAGGACCGCATGGGGAGAAGGCTGCCCAATATTTTAATGAAGTAGGTAAAGTTATGAGAGAGGGTGGGGTCTTAGGGGATACCAGAATTCCCGGTAAGGCATCATTTACTAACAGACAATTAAGATTCTTTCTATACATTCTTCTAGGATTAGATAAAGAGTTTGACTATGATGCCGCAGATATTGATTTTGATGAAGAAATTTCCGAAGAAGAGGCTAAAGACTTCATAGTTTCGGCTTGCTGTGATTATTTGGGAATTAGTGATAGAAAATGGAAGAACGCTGGATACGCTGATGTTGATAAGTTGTATCGTGCAACCATTCTAAAAGCAGTTGATGACAAAAAGAGTTATGTGATGTCCGATGAATTCAAAAATAAGGTAACTAATAAAAATAATATTCTAGAATATATTAGGGATAATAGAGTTACCAACAGATATTCACAAGCAATGGCCCAAAGAAGAGAAGAACTTTACGGTATGGGACATGAAGAGCTTGATGATATTCAAACTGGTAAAGGAATCTATGATAAAATCAAACTAGTTATCAGAGCGCAAGCTGTAAGAAAATCAAATACCACAAAAGGTAAACCATATCAAAGCAGTCACAGCGAAATCTCGACAGGAGACAATACATCTTCGTATGCAGACAATCTTGTGATCGTTTTGGATGCATTGGAACTTCTTTTGGCTGATGCAACCTCGATTACAGAAAAGGTTGATAGTATTTTATCAAGAAATAGAAATATTTCCATTGAAAGTGCCTTCGATGAGGTAGAAGACCTATTCGGAACATTTAGTAGAAACAAAATTAAAGCATTATACTATGGTGGTATTCCTCTTTATAAGAAATTGTATGACACCTATTTAACTCTGAAGGATACAGGTATTGATCTTGACGATTTCTACGCAAAAATAACCCGTTTCAAAGAACAAAACTCCAAGAGTGCAACCATCCCTTCCCTTGTTGACTATCTAATTGAAGAAGTTAAGGAACTTAAATCCTATGAAGTTCACGATCTTCCAGATGTTCAAGAAGATATCTCCGGTTACGATAAGGATATCATCAATAAATACATCACCACCCCAGAAGAAAAGAAAATATTCTCAGATTTTGCTAGAGTTCAACAAAGAAAGCGTGAGTTATCACAAAGTAAGGCAGATGAGTTTGCACTTAGTAATGATGTTTCAAGTAATGTTAATAGATACGCCGATAATAAGATCCAACAACTTAAAGGATTAGAAGCTAGACTTCAGGATGCTATTATGCAAAACCAGAATGTAGATCTAGACCCACAAAAAGAATCCTATGTCATGAACTACATGACTGAACAGCTTAATAAAGATAAATTCAAGCCAAGAGGAGAATTTAAAGATCGTGGTGTCAGAAAATTAACTGCTCACGAATGGTTGGTAAGAAATTTAAATAGCTAACACTCTTTCTTTTCCAACCTTAAAGTATTTTTCATCTAATTCTATTCCGATGAAATCTCTATTCAGATTTTTACAGGCTACACCCGTTGAACAGGAGCCATAACAAAAATCTAAAACTGTATCACCTTCTTTGGTGTAAGTTTTGATTAGATATTCCAGTAAAGACACTGGCTTTTGTGTGGGATGATACCTAACATTCCCTCTATTAGCTTCAAAGCATCCAACTATGATGCTATTCGGATTTTTATGAGTGTATGTGAATGTTTTCTTATCGTTATTCACATATGACCCTGTTCCACCCTTATTATTTTTTGTGATATTGTAGGAAGTGACTGGTTTTTCTCTAGGAACCATCACAGGATAATAATTATGTTTGTAATTCTTCGAAAAGATCAAAACATTTTCATGTTTTCGCATAGGTTGTTGTTTAACTCTATGCATTCCTTTGGGAACTTGCTTGTCCCATATCCATTCGTAACGAAACCAATCTAAATTTGATTGGACCAAATAAGAAGTAAAGGGCTGTTGCCCTGTTAAAGCAACAACCCCATCTTCTTTCAATATTCTTTTTAATTCGATCCAGACTTTTGAAAAGTCTAAACCTTTATCCCATCCGTATCTATAATTTTGGTCATAAGGGGGATCGCAAAAAATAAAATCAACACTATTGTCTTTTAGTTTTGGCAGTTCCTCCAAACAATCACCATTAATAAATTCGAAATTAGGCATCTTCTTCGTCAGGAGTTTCTTCCTCTTCGTCCTTTTTCTTTTTCTTCTTGTCCTTAGCTTCTGCATCGTCAAGAGCCTTAGAAACTTTCTTCTTAACCCTCTTCAATGCTTCCAAAGGTGATTCATCAGATTCTTCTGTTTCAGTTTCCACTTCGTCATTTACATCTTCTTCGTCCATAGGTGTTTCTTCGTTAGAATATTTCCACTCCTCTTGAATTCTTCTCTCAAGTTCAGGTAAAAGTTTTTTCCAAACATCCTTTTTCTTTCTCCATGATTTATAGAATCCTAAAGAGTTTCCCTCAAAGTCCTTGTAGGTCTTTCCATCCAATTCAACGACTCCAATATCTCTCATAATGCTAAGAAGACCGTAATACTTATCCAGTCCTGTTGCAAATGATAGATAGAGTTCTGCTTCCAAGAATTGCTTGATGAATCTATTTTTAACAGTCAAACATCTAAGAATAACTCCTGAGTAATTTTTCTGACCAGCAGCAAGAGTATTATCAACTGTCTTACCTTCATCATCTTTCATTGGTCGTCTTGCCAATTGAACTGTTACTGATGGTTTATAAACAGCAGCCTTACCTCCCGGCATGTTCTTCTCAAGAGAAGGATACATTTCGTTAGGGTTGTCATACACTTCATTAGTAATGACAATTGCAGTCTTTGTAATCTTACTCCAGTTCACACAGGTCTTAAGAAAACTCTTGATAGACTTCGCAAATGTTCCCATGTCAGATGAAGTTGAATCCTTTTCCATTCTGGATTCTCCAAGTTCTGATTCCATGTTTGCTAATGAGTCAACAACAATAACAAACTCTCCGAGTCTACCTGATTCTGCAACCTTCTTCAAGAATTTAAAGATCGCATTTCTAGTATTCTCGATAGTAGTTGTAGGGACATACTTAATCTTGGACGGATCGATACCAAATCCAACTGCACCCTCTGCATCGATAGCGTTTTCACTATCGAACACAACGACATGCTTGCCCATCTTCTGTGCATTGGCAATAATCTTTTGAACAAAGAATGTTTTACCAGACATGGAAGGTCCAGCAAATTGTGTCACTCTTCCCATAGGAATACCTTTATACATCGATCCAGAGATGATTGCATTTAATGCAAGCGATCCAGTATCAATCCACTCATGCTCTCCAATATTGGAGAGGGTGGAGTCTGCCAGATAGGTTGCGTATGGATTGACTTCATCAATCTCATCAAATAATTTTTTAATATCTTTATCCATATTAGTCTTCAATATCATCTAAGGAAATCACCTTTGGATTTCCTGTAGGTGCTGGTGCGGGAGCCTTTGGCTTGTTAAATTCTTCGTAGTGATTGATAAGATCGGGTTTAAGTTCGATTCCGCTACCGATTGTGATGCTGGACTTATCATAGATCCATTCATTTTTCTCACGCTTACCTTCTTCCAAAAATTCAAAGAATAGAACCGGGAAGAAGTTCATGGTTAAACGACCATCCTGTGTTTGTTGAACGTGTAGAATGGTTGGGTTGTGAAGTGTTAGTGTCTTTTCATCCTGATGAACTAAGGTTCCCAGAACAGTTCTACCAACTTGGTCAATAATGATTTTGTGTTTGTCTTTCATATGTATTATAATTTACTCTTCTCTTTGATAATGTCAATCTCCAATTCCGTGATTAATTCTCTAAATTTCACAGAAACTTTGCTTTTTGACGCTGATTTGGAAATATCACGAACTTCCGACATGATATCAATCACTCTGCGTTCAATTGGTGATAGGTTTTCTAAAAATACTGTCTTTCCTAGGAGGGTATTAGTAATAGCATTCAGTAAATCGCTATTACTAATAAAGATATCCTCAACATCAAAAGGTTTAGGTTGTCCATTAACTAAAATTCTCTGTCTAACCTCCTCCATCTGTGGATTATTAAATGGTCCATCATCATTACCATTTAATGCATTTAATAGTTTAGCAACTGCTATTGATTCAGCATCATCTAGTCCTTTGTTATAAGCTTGTTGTATATTCATATTATCTAAAAAAATCCTCTAATTCTATTTTTACATTCTCTGTTGGTTTTCTGAGTTTCCAATTAACTGCTCGATAAAATCGATCAATGGCTTCAAAAACTACTTTATGAAACATTAGTCGATAATCTATCTCAAAAATTTCATCAAATTCTTCAGGATATTTGTTTTTGAAAGCAATTCTCTTAATTCCATACCTGTTCGGTGTTTTCACATAAAGAAGTTTTGCTTTCTCCCCTTCTTTGAATTTCTCATACTTATCCTCGATGTTTAACTTTTCAAGTAGGACATTGTAGGCATTTGCAGCAACAACTTGGCCCGGAGTTTTTGATGGACATTCTAATCCTTTAATTTTATTAACATACTTATTAAAAGTATTAAGAGAAACTGTAGTGTACACACCATCGATACCCATTGCAACATACTTATCATACACTTTATTAAAGGCTTCATTAGTTTCCTTCAATGATTGTGTTGAAATCATTGTCTCGATAACATTTTTCAGATAAGGTTTGATAACTTTAGGCATTGTTGACTTAACAACATCCACTCCCTTATACTTATACTTGTTTACAGGAGTTCCTTCACTATCTAGAATATGAAGTGCGTAATATTTCTTCGCAATAAAGATTCCGAAGTCGCAAATTGATTCTCTTTTGAATACAAACCTAGGATCTTGTGACCATAATCTTCTTTTTGCCCATGCATTACATCCTGCATTAATATAATCTCCGATTTTGTCACACACTTCATAAAATTTCTGAGAAACTTTATCACCATCCAATAATTCTACGCCAAAATCTTTCAAAACATCTAATGTAATGTAACAAGAGTCCGTATCATTATAAATTACTACTTGTTCTGCTCTATCACCAAGATCGGGATACTCTTGCTTCAAAAATTCTATCAAGAGTTCATTACTTTTCTTAATTACTGATTGGCCAGTCAATGTAACGGATGCTCCAATCTCTTTATCGGCCAATGGTGCATAATTATTCACACAATATCCGTAAGTTGAATTAAGAGTAATCTTATATGCGTTTTGGAAGGTGTCCAACTTCTGAATATTAGTTTCCCACTCACTTTGTTTGTCCTTTGGTAGAGATTTCTTCTTGGATTCATATTCCTTCTGAAGTTTTAACATCTCAGACTTCATTTGTTTACGCTTTGTGTAAAGGAACTCCAAGAATTCTGGCATAATTCCCTTTTTCTTTTGCGTAAATAGAATTCCTGCTTCAGATTTCGATAATTTCTCTTCCTTCACATACTTCGCATAGTTTTCTTTCGTCATTTCGAAAGTTCTTCCTGACACATGCTTGATAACATACTTCTCTCCGATGTGTTCCACACTACCAATCTTGGTTTCTGGTGAAGTATTTAAAGAAATCATCACACTAGGATACAGAGAGTTAGCATCAAAGCTAACAATCGACTTTGAAAATCCCATTTTTGGTTCTGCAACGTGTCCACCGGGGATTTTTCCTTCTGCATTAACAGTCACAAAGGTTGGAATCTTCTCACCACGATTTCTGGCTCTAATTGCTACTGCACCATTAATAACAGGAACAGTATTGATTGCGTTTTCCATGTTACAAAGTCCAAGATACGAAATAAATCTCAACAACTCAATGTATCTCAGCTTATCATCAAGCTTTACAAGAATTTCTACATCCTTAATGTTGTAATCAACATAAGTTTCCCAATCACGAATGGCTAATTCTGCAAGAGTTCCTTCATATTCGACTTTGTTTTCATCCAATTCTACTTCTGCAATGAAGTCTAGCTTGTAAGACTCTAATGGTTCCAACGCAAACTTCTTATAAAGAACATAATAATCTAAACAAGAGATACCTTCAATAACATATTCCTTCGTTGGCATACCGAATTTACCAGTTTTGTTAAACTTTTCGTAAATTCTCTCAAGAGGAGACAACATTTTTGCCCAATCCTCATCCAATTGGAAGGTAATTCGATTAACAAGATACTTAATATCGAAATTTGCAGAGTTAAATCCTACTAAACAGTCAGGATAATCTGATGAAATGAACATTATAACACGCTTCAACAGGTCTATTTCACTTTTACAGTGAATATAATTAACATTTTTGTTCTTTGGAGTGTATTCTTTTAATCCAAACACATTATATGTCTTACTTAAAGAATCATATAGTGTTAAAAGATTGATTTCGTTCTCTGCCAACTCCGCTTCTGGGAATTTTCCCCCCGGAATACCCGGACATTCAATATCTATGAATAAAATTTTAAGAGGAAACTGTGAAAAGGTAGGATCTTCTGAACAATGATAGTAATTATCAATTAAAAATTGTTGATAAGGTGGAAGATTTTCAAATATTCTTTTAATTCCACTCTCTTTAACAAACTTATCTCTATCCCATTTTGTATTAAACTCCTTTTTCTTAAGAGAAGTTCCATAAATTGACTTGGCAGGACCGTCTTTTGCCTCCAAATATAGGTATGGATTGAACTCTAACTCCTGAAAACAACGGTTTCCTTGAGCATCCCAAGTCCACAGGTGAATTGATTTCGTCCTGTTGTTATATACACAGTTCCTATACATCGAATTTAGAATACCAGACCAACCTTATTTGTCAAGAATTCCATTTCTTGAGGTATCTTCGTTGATCGGAACCATATGGTAGATCAAAAGCTTCAAGAAAGCAACCAATATTTTCAGGTCTTTCAAGGAATCTAGTCTCTCCGAGCTTTCTAAGATCTGGAACAAGCTGATAATACTTGGATCTGTTCTTCCAACTAGTAATCATTTCGATCTTATCGGCTAATTCTTCAGCAGTTTTGAACTTTAGAAAGTCAGGAGCCGATGAATATGTCACCATATCTTGACAAAGACATGGAATTCCAAGCTGTGCAGCCTCAATAAACTTAATATCAGACTTACTTCTGTTGAAAGGAATGTCCATTAAGGGTGCAATAAACACTTGTGCGTTCAATGATGCTAAGAAATTAGGATAATCAATCAAAGTTTTCCATCCGTGGAACTCAATTTCCTTAGAAATTACATATTGATGAAGGGGTGGAGGGTATGCACCAATGAAAACAAACTGATATTTATGTCTATTATCAACAATAAACTTAATTACATGGGAAAAGTCGTCTTGACCTCCCGAATTGTTCTTCACATCGAAGTGTGCGCCTGATCCAGCGTATACAACTCTTGGTTTTTGCTCATATTTTTCAAGATTATCACAAATTCTCTTATAATTATACTGGTGTCCTATCCACCAATGAGGCATAAAGTTAGGAACTACTGTAATTTGCTTGTGGCCTGTCTTTTCTGCATACAAATCCTTCATATATTGACATGTAACAGTGACTTCATCACACATATTAATCATATCAATACAGTTTTGGCGCACTTCATCGTTATCAAAGCCAAATTTCGAAGCATTATGGTCTGGAATCTCTTCTCTAAACACCACATCGTCCACTTCATAGATCATTTTGAAGCCAAATTCAGGCTGAATGGACTTTAAAAACTCCATAAACTTCTTTTGGTGTGGTGCAGCCTGTCTTTGGAGGGATATACAACGAATATTTTGATAAAAATTCTTCTCAGTGACCATCTTTGTTAGATCTACCACATCACCATAGCCAGAAAGTCTAATATGGTTAGATACAAACCCTCTACGATATGCCATACACCCATCATTACCAGCGTTAAAGTTGATATAACGCTTCTCGTTAGGTTCTGGAGTAGGAGAAGGGGAGGTTGTTTGCTGTGGACCCACCATAGCAATAGGTGGGGGAGCAAATGGGGCGGCAAAGGGTGATGCAAATGGGGCTGCGAAGGGTGCTGGTGGATATATCATACAATAATTAAGTGGTAATGTCATCAAGTCAAGATCAATTATCCTCAATTACTCTTCTGGTCACACTATTTTCCTTCTCAAGAACAATTATCTCACCATCAATGTGTTTAAGTGTTTCTTTTCTGTGCGAAATTGCATAACAAGACAGTTTTTCCTTATGAATTCTTTCCTTTAATAGCTCAATGAACAGATCCAACCCTCTCTCATCGAATGCAGAGTCAAAAATCTCATCCAGAAACTCCACATTAGAGGTTACACCAGAGATTTTACGCTTGGTGTCCTTAAATGCCCATGCACAAGCAAGGTCTACGGTTCTTCTTTCTCCACCGGACAGGTTCCAGTATGATAATTTCTTACCTTTGGGGTTAGTAATGTGTTCTTCGAAGTATTCATCGAACTTACAAGTGATTTTCATACCCAATCCAGTGATATATTTCTGAATACTGGCATTTAATAGGTCTAAAAGCTTCTTAACGATGACAGATTTGATGCCTTCCTCTCCTAAAACGAACTTACAAATCTCTAAATCGCTCTTTTCTTGGTTTAAAGTGGCTAATTTATCTGTATTATCCTTCAACTTCTTCTCAATATTAGCAATATCCTCATCAAAAGAGTCCATAGACTTAATTTCACTCTTAAGATCCTCTTCAACCCCCCTCAATTCAGCAGAAATTCTGTGTAATTTAGCTTCATTGGTTTTCTTTTCCGTCTCTTTAAGCCTTATCGATGATACTTCATCTACAATCTTATCTATTTTTAATTTAATTTTTGATTTAAGATCTTTTTTCCTAACAAGTTCATCATTTTTCTCGATTAAAATCTCCTCCCAGCGTTTAATTTGTTCACTACAGTTGTGATTTATTTCTTTAAGATATGATGAATCCTCTGGAATATCTTGTTTACAATGTTCACATTTAGTTCCTAACTTAATATTATTATTATCTTCGATATATTTCTTATTATCTCCAATTTTATTTTTTAATATCGCTATTGCACCATTTAATTTAGTAATTTCTTCATCAACTTTGGTAGATGCTGTTTCATACTTCTTCTTCTCATCCAAAAGTTCACCAATTGATGGAATAACCATCTCTTCTATCTGTTTTTTAAGTGTTTCTATCTCTTTTTCAAGTTCTTCCTTGCGTTTAATGAGTTTAGTCTCTCTTTCTTCCTTCTGTTTGAGTAAATTTTCATATTGACGCTTCAAAGTGTCCTTGCTTTCGGTAATTTCAGCTATTCTTGTCTCAATAATAGTGATTTCAGACTTATTATTCTTAATAAGTTCCTTCAAATCCTTCAACATCAGTCCAAGTATCTCTAAACTGAATATATCTTCGATAAATTTGCGTTTTTTGTCTGGTTTTTGTGCCATAAACGACACACTATCCGATAATGATAGTATATCGCACGATTTACTTATCTCTTCATTGGAAGAAATCAGATCACATATGTATTTGTTGGTGTTTGCGATGCTATCCTTTGAAATATCTTCTTCCTTGTCGGTAATTTGATACAAAGCAACTGAAGAAGGCTTCAAAACTCTAACAATCTTATATGTTTTGGTTCCTTTTGGGGTCTTAACATCGAACACAAGCTCAATATTACCCTTTCCTTTAGTCTCAGTGTTGATTACAAACTCTTTATTGATGTTACGAACAGTCGTGCCATACAATGCATAATAGAAAAGTTCTGAGATAGTTGACTTACCGCACCCATTCTTACGTTCAGGGTTGTCCACATCTCTACCAGTAATGAGATTAAGACCATTCTTGATGTCAATATGTATCTCTTCATTACCAATGCTTAAGAAGTTTTGTCCCTTTAGGGTCTTATAGATTATTTCCTTCATATAATTTCTTTAAAATTTCCTTCACTCTCTTTGGTTGTTCGTCTTCAAGCTTGATATTATCCACATAACTATCGATTTCCTCTTCAAGATTGAGAGAATCTATCTCTTTCACATCGTTAATTGTTATGGAAGTCGTGTTGTAGACCGTAGAAAACCTAAAAGGTTTGTGTTTTGCAATCAAAGTTTGAATTTTTTCAACTTGTTTGTCGGTAAGTTCCGTATCAATAATCAAATCTATCACATTGTTCTTAAAATCATCCGATGTATACTCTTTTTGAATCAATTTGGATGCAAAAATCTTCACAAACCTTGGAGAAACTTCGTTTTCGTAGAACTCCAATGCGCCATCTTCCAAATCTAGAATGTAATATCCCTTAACATCTCCATAATCGTTGAAATCTTGGGGGAAAGTGTTACCAACATAGATAATATCTCCCTGTTTATACTTCTTATGGCTTCTAGTATGAAAGTGTCCAGAGAAAATCATGGAAGATTTCTCCAAAAGATTCATAGAATCTAATCCATGTTCGCAAACTTTATGATTATTCATCTTAAAGTTTAAGATTTCGAAGTGACCAAAGATGTAATCGTATGAAGAATCTGGTAACTCTGCATTCCAAGGAACAAATAACATCCTCTTATCAAACTGTTCTACCTCATAATTGCTATCAACGATTGTCAAATTCTCATGACCACGAAGAAGAGCAAGACTATGTGTGTCTGCTCTGTTCTTATAATACGCATCATGATTACCAACAATCATAATGATGCTGAAATCTTTCAACTTATCTAGAATTAGAGATGCCACATGAATAGTTTGAACACTAATCTCTGATCGATTATGAAAGAAGTCACCCAAGAATAAAATATCCTTGATGTTTTTCTTCTTCAACTCTTCCACCATCCAATCAGCCCACTTCAATGCGACACCATGCCACTCTTCCGAGTTACCATAGATGCCCAAATGTAGATCTGAAAATATTGCTACTTTAGATTTTTTCATTTAATTTATTCGTAATATCCATCCTCGTCATCATTATTCGACATTGGCTTGATATAGATTCCACCATTGGTAGAACCTGACATTTCTTCTTCATACACTCTCTGCTTATACTCTTCCAAACCATCATGCTGTCTCTTTTCTTTCTTAATTCTGTTTGAGAATGCATTCCATGCGATTTGATTGAAGTATGAAAACGGATTGTATTCACATTTAATGTCAAACTTTTTATCTTCCAATGCAGAATACATCTTGACGATTGCATCCCCCACCATTTCTTCTTTCCAAGACTTAGTGTAGTTGATGAAACGCCAATTATAGCTAAGACCCTCTGCGATCTTAACGATATTCTCTGCGAGTTCATTTGTCATCTTATCATCCTTGTAGTATTGTTCAAGTAGTTCTCTGAACTTTTTTGATGATACATAATATTTCTCTTTAATTGCTTTGTTTGTTATCATAATGTTATTTCCTTTTCGGTATTTTTAATACCCTCCATCTCATAGTATCGTAAACGCTCATCATGGTGTTTAATCGAGAACTCATAGTTGTCGTATATATCGAAAACATAAAGTAAGGATTTACTAGCATGTAAGCGAAGACCACGACCAATGGACTGAACTACTCTAGTAAACGATTTGCTACCTGCGGCGAATATAATGTAGTGGAGATTTTTAATATTTATTCCTGTGGAAAAAATTGAAGACATGGCAATGGTAATAACATCATCATTATTTTCCATTATGTCTATGATTCTGGCTCGTTCTTCCACAGGAACTTCACCATGAATAAAGAAGACTTTTCTATTATCAAAATCGAGTGTCTCCAAAAGATTTAAACCATGTTCAATTCTATTAACAAGAATGAGAACATTCTTCTTCATGCCATTGGTCATCTTCTTAATTACATTATGGCGATCATTATTGGACACCATATCCTCAATTTCTTTTTTATATCCCTTAACTTGACGAGGATGATTGATTTTAAGAGATAGCACTCTTACATCTGTGAGATAATCTTCTTCTCTTAACTCATCTGCTTTCTTTTTGTAAACGACAGGACCAAATGTTCCGAGAACTTTCCACTTCTCAATGTTCTCCAATGGTAGAGTTCCTGTAAATCCAAACTTGTTCGGTGTTCGAATTTTATTGATGAGTTTGGTAATCTGATTGGACTTTTTAATCTTGTGACATTCATCCCCAAGAACCAGATCAACATCGAGAAGTTCGGGAAACTCTGCGAACTGCGAACAAAGAAGTTCCGTATTAACTATAACAACTTCCGTATTCTGTTTCGGCATGTCCCCTGTCCATCCCGAATAAGTGAACTTCACACCGTAATCTTCGAAGTCTTTTAGTAGTTGTGATACAAGACCGATACCGGGAACAATTAGAAGTGCATTAAGACTTCCTCTGTGTCTCTTCCAGTTCTCCAAAAGAGATGCTTGTATGAGAGACTTGCCTCCTCCTGTTCCAACAAGAATGGTTCCTCTACCAACCTTCAAACAACTCGACACACAATCCTCTTGATAGTCTCGCAGGGTCAATAGGAGTTCGTTATGAAACACATAAAAAGGAAATCCACACTTAAGTTGAGCCTTAAAGCTCTCCGACATCACTACATCATTAAAATTGTTAGCAATAAGATATTTTCTTATCTCATTATATAGTCCGAAGTCAAAGCTTCCGTTCTTATGAACAGCATAATCTCTCTCAGGTATCCTTTTTCTAGATCCCTGCATCTTCAACTTCTTATTTGCGAAGGAAGCAGTTGGGTTGGCTTCGGAGAAATGATTACGCACCATTTCAAAAATTGACTCTTCACAGACCAATCTCCCTCTTCTGGATGAATCGATGTAATCTAATTTAATCATTCAAGCTGAAGTCTTCGTAGGTCAATGATATTCTCAATGTCCTTTGCGATAAAGCTAATGTTCTTTACCGTCAATTCAAGATATTCGATCAAAAGATTCAAATCTTCAATCTTCTCATCGATATCCTCTATGTCCTTCGTCTTCTCCAACTCATTAAGAGTTTTGCTTGATAGGGTAACAATCCCTTCAGCCTTGGCTTTGTCGATATTCTTCTTCTTAAGTATGTATCTCTTACGACTTAGTGCCAATCTTTCCTGTTTGGCTTCAATAAGTCTTGCAACCCAAAAATGTTTCTCCGCAGGTATGCGTTTAACCCGTTCCTCCATATTGAAATCGTCAATGTTGACGAACTCTTTATACAACTTTGAGTATTCTTCGAATCTTTTATCCATAATGCCTACTCATCAGTATAAATAATGATATGCCATTGTCAAGAGAAGATTTCAAAAATATTGCAAAAATCTACAATGAGTCCGTTTTGGGTAAAAAAGACGAGTCTCTGTTGACTGAGATGGATGCTGGGGGAGTGATGGGGGGTGTTCCAACTTCAGGGGGAGCTATCGAAACGGGGGATAACTATGCTTCGGGGGATACTCGTATACCAAAAGTCCTTGGAAGGGTCCAAACTAGACAGGGCGGCATTAAACCAACATCTAAACCCAAAAAGGCCAAGAAAAGGTCTAAGATGTATTGGGAGGATGAAGAAGACCCATGCTGGAAAGGTTACAATCAGAGAGGAATGAAGGAGAAAAATGGTAAACAGGTTCCAAATTGTGTTCCTGAAGAAGACTGTGAAGCAGAAACTATTAATCAAATTTTCAAACCTATTAATAAAAATATCAACTATGACCCAAAAGAACTCAAAAGGGGTGCTATGGTTGAAATGGAACACACAAATGATAAGAAGGTTGCTGTGATGATTGCTAAACAACATTTGGCAGAAGATCCCCATTACTATTCAAAATTGAAGGGGGTCCATTCCGAAGAGGATGCTGAAAGTCAATGCACCAAACCTACCAAAAAGGCTTCCTCAGATCGTAAGGGTAAAAAATGGACAAAGTGTGCCAAACAGCCTGATGGTAGTGTCAAAAGAATTCATTGGGGTCAAGCGGGGGTTAAGGTCACAGGTAAAAGTGGCGACACTAAGCGCAAGAAGTCATTTAGGGCTAGACATAACTGCTCAAATGCTAAAAAGGGGTCTGCTCAAGAAGCTGCCTGTAATGATTGGTGAATTTTTTGCGATCAAATTTTACTATATTTAACTATATATAATAATATTATAATAAGCCTAAGCCCGCCCCCCTCCCTATAATTATATTCGAAAATTGGAAATGTCAAGGGGGTTATTGAAAAAAGTTTTAGGGAAAATATAAGGAAAGTATATAGGATCTATACCCACCCACCACCCTTAATTATATACTACAATAACAAGGAGTCAAGGGGGGATTGACAAAAACTAAATAGGGATATGGACAAAGCAAATAAGGAATGGATCAATCTACCAAAGGACTATAGTGATGTTTTTGGGTTTGTTTACATTATCAAGTGTAATCATCCAGATGTAATAAAAAATAATGGTAAAAGATATTACATAGGAAAGAAGCAATGTCAAAAAAGAGTTAAGAAGAAACCATTAAAAGGTAAGACAAGGAATAGAATTACATTTTCAGACAATAATGTAATGGAATATTGGGGATCATCAAAAGAACTACTAAGTGACATTGAAAAGTATGGAATAGAGCATTTCACTAGAACAGTTATAGAATTATGCAATTCCAAGTTTCATATGACATATTCCGAATTGATATGGCAAATCTTAACAAATGCTCTAATGGATGACAGATTCTATAATGGAATTCTTAATGTGAGAATTGGTAAGGTTCCCAAGGACTATGTTGACAAACCAAGATCCATTGATATGATCGATTTATCATGATTTCCATTAAGAAATACCCCAATCTTGTCTTTGAGGACTTATCCCCACTGTTCAGAAAGACCAATATTCAATACTATGAATACGCATCGTCTTTGGGATTGTCCATCAATTTAGATGGTAAGGACCAACAAAAGATCTACTACCATTTCTTTGCTACCAATCTCTGTGAATTGATTAAATCATTCTCTTTTAAGTATAGGGTTGTATTTTATTACAATCAATGGGATTGTACTGAATTACAGAAGAAAATTATTAAGAAAACTAGAAGCCTATTTGGGTTTAGAGTATGGTTATATCCCCTACCTCTTACGGAATTTCTTGAAAAGCTTGCAGATAATGATATTCCGGTTATTGACCAGTTTGAGGTTTATGTCATGTCCGACACTAATCCAAAATCCCTGAAACTAATTAAGAAAAAGTTGAGGGATGAGGGTTTTGTAAGGCTTGTAGAGGATTATTTTGAGTCTATTGAGAACAAAATAGCTGTTCTTTATTAAATATATGCATGAGTAAGTTTCTTAATATGTGTGAAGAATTTCACCCTGAAAATGCAAAAAACCCAAAATGGGAGCTAGTCGATTTTCTAAAGTCAAAAGGTATCAATGTCTCATTAGTTAGAGATACCGACATGTTATACATTGATACAGGGGGAGAAACCGCCATTACGGTCACTGTAATGAATCCTGAAGAGGATGCCGAGACAGGCTACAGTGTTGATGATGAAGTGGATAAACTGGCATCTACAGCCAATTCTGGCGTAAAGGGACTTGCTGCTAGAGCATTAGGTACTGCTCCTCAAAAAGCTAAGGCTAGTGTCAAAAAGAGACAGAAACTAGCAAAACAAGCTGTTGATGTATATGACCAAGGAACCAAGAGATTAGAACAATCTCTCAAACAATCCAAACTTTCAAACAAACCAACTAACACCATCAATGTTGGAAGCAGATATTAATATGAAATACAAAACTTTAGCACTATTCGAAAAATACCAGAAACTTCTTGAACAAGGTCAGGAAGAGATGGATCAACTTAATCAACAGGCTGCACCGGATGCCCAACAAGGACAAGCACCCTTACCACCAGATGACTCAAATCTTGACCAAGAAATGCCTCTAACTTCTGAAGCAGAGGACCAATATATTGAAGATCTTGTGGATGCTGCATTGTTTCAACCAAGCTCTGAAGAAGCCAAAACCCTTTTAAACCTTCAAAATGTTCTCAAGTCTAAGAGCTACACGAATGCCAGAGAAGAAGTCCTTCCCTTAGTTTTAGCCTTGATTCGTCCAGAGACTTCTGGTAACGAACTGAAGGATAATTTAGATAAAATCTAATAACTTTACTAAATAATATTATGAAATTTAAAACTCAGGAAAATCAATTGATGTGGGAATCTTATCAGAGTGCCATGAGCGCACCCTCCCCATCTCCAACAGATGAACTATCAGTCGTGGAGGTTTCCCCTTCTACTGAGTTAGATATTGTTGAGGAACCGACTCCTGAAGTTGATGAAGTTCTTTACTCCGATCTTAAGAAACTAGCCGAATACTCCGACAGACTTTTAAAGGCATGTCATGAGCATGACTTTGAGCCTTGGATGAAAACCAAGATTGTTAAAGCATCTGACTATGTTTCAGAGATTTGGCACAGATTGGATGCTGGTGCAGATTTTGCAAATACTGGAGTAGAACAATCTATCAATATTGATCTGTAAATGAATGAAAAACTTCAAGCAATATTTTCTAGAAAAAGTCATTTTAGGGCTTGAAGAAACCATCTATATTGATGGGGTGGGTCAATTACGAGCAAAGTTAGATACAGGAAACGGTGCATATAATGTTCTTCATGGTGAAGACATTCAGATAGATGGACAGACCGTTAGATTCACTACTGAACATGGTGTAGTTTTAGAAAAACCCATCGTAGACCACGTTACAATCAATATTGGTGCAGGTAACACAGAAGACAGACCTGTAGTAAACTTAAATGTTAAAATGGGGGATAAGGTATTTAAAGATATCCCCTTCTCGATTGGTAACAGATCAGGCAACACCCATAAAGTTTTAATTGGAAAACTATTCATTCAAAATGAGTTGGAAGCATTAATAGATGTCGGTCTTAAGGATGTGGCAGATAAAAACATGGAGGTAGCAGTATGAAAGAACGATCACAAGCAGAATTAATGGAAGAAGGTTTCTGGAATACCTTTAAATGGGGTGCTGGAAAGGTTAAAGATCAGATTGGTAAGGAATATAGTGTTCTTAAAAATATATCTAGAACCGTTGCCCCTGATATTCATGAGCCACTATCAAAACTGAACAATATTTTACAACCCGAACCAGTTGACAGTAGAGACAGAATAGATGATGAGGAAGCTAAAGACCAAAGGTTATTTAAAAATATAGCGAAAACATTAAAGTCTCAAGGATATACAATATCTGCCAAACACGGTATGAGAAAGTCTGGTAGAGATCCTAAGACTGGAAGACCTGCATATACTGTGCTTGCAACCGATGATGCGACACATGAAAGAGTTATGGCAACAGCTAATGATAAGGCAAATATTATTAGCATAGAAGACTGGAGAACATATAGACGTAATCATCCAGAAGCCGAACAACAATTCTCTCAAGAGCAACCACAACCCGATCCTGTGGCCGTTTCTACTCCTCCCGTTAACCCACAACCACAACCAGCAGCAGCCACGACTACACCCCCATCAAAAACTACACCCAAACCAAATCCTACCACCAAGAAACCTGCCCCCACTAAGAAAAAAGCGTCTCCCAAAAAGAAAGCTGCCCCCGCCAAGAAAAAGACTACTAAGAAAAAGACTACTAAGAAAAAAGCAGCACCTGCCAAGAAAAAACCTATTAAGAAAACCAAGAAATCAACAAATGATGACCGTTCTCGTATGGATTATGGTGGGGGATCTGAGGACGAAGGATATGCAAAGTATTTCGAAAGCTTTATGAAAAGCAAAGAAATATTTGACTTTTGGACAAAATAAGTAAATTAGTATATGAGTAATCCATATAACGCAGAGAAAAACGGTGTAATTATTGAAGTCGAAGAACTTTTCGGTGGGGTTGCCACTAAATTAGCCGATGGGACCATTTTAAATGCCGATACCTTAGATCAACTATGGGAAAAATATTTCAATCTTGTTAAACCTCTTGAAGTCGTAGAGGAAGCACCACAACCAGCAGGACCAAAGGGCGCACCCCTTGAAAACAGTAGAGAAGGACACCCGTTTGATCTTTTCGGCGGAACCTCTTGGGCTGGTAAGAAAAACCCGTTCTAAACTTTTAGAACTTGTGTGATGTGTTTGAGTATTGGTGATCTTACGATATCATCAGCATCAAAGTTAATACAATGTATGTTATTCTTAAAAGAATGATCTGTATTAAATGCTTTAAATACTTCCTTAAATCCTGAGTCTTTAATGTCTGTTTGATTAGTATCACCACAGACAAAATACTTAGATCTTCTACCAAATCTGGTAAGAATCGTTGTAATTTCACTCTTAGTCATATTCTGTGTTTCATCTAGAATGACCGCAGAGTTATTAAATGTTAAACCTCTAGTGAAGTTTACAGGTATTGCTTTAATATAATGATTATCAATTAAACATCTTGAATCATTAAGAGATAGAATTTCCCCCAATTTATCCATCAATGGCATGGAATATGGGGAAAATTTATCATCCAACTCTCCCGGCAATGCACCAATTGACTTGGAAGAACTCTCAACCACTGTTCTAATGTAGATGATTTGGTCAACATGTCTGTCCTTTAGCAACTCCAAGGCTCCATATACTGCAACATATGTCTTTGCTGTTCCCGCAACCCCGTCAACAAATACCATATTAGTATTAGGATTCTGTGTTAAGTAGTAAAACTTTGTTTGGTTTGATGTTAATTGAAAACGGTTTTTGAGAACCAAGTGTTCACAGTCGAAATTCTTCTTCATGTGTTCAGACATTTCGTTAGTGATATCGACTTCCTTCCTCTTGCGAGGTGCTTTTTTAGTTGACATTTATATTATTTATCACCCGATTGTCATTTGACAATTGGAATTCTTATATTAAATTAGATATATGAGGATAGCAATTTCAGGGACCGCAAATACGGGAAAGACGACTTTATTGAAAGCATTTCTTAATAAGTGGAATATGTATACCACTCCTATTAAGACTTACAGAGATGTTATTAAAGAAAACGGGTTGAATCATTCCAGTAAAACAAGTGATGAAACTCAGCTTCATATTCTGAACTGGATGATGGAAGAGCAAGCCAAATACCCCAAAGGATCTAAAATTATTTATGATAGGTGTCCGTGGGATAATCTAGCATATACTCTCCATGCCAACAGTAAGGGATTAGTCACGGACGAGATTGCAGCAGCCACCATATCCTTTGTAAAAGAATCCATGAAGGATCTTGATATAATTTTCTGGCTAAAAAGAAATCCCCACATCAAAATTATAAAGGATGATCTTAGAGATACTGATGAACAGTATATTGCGGAGGTAGATTCAGTCTTTGATGGATTATTTAAACAATACATGGACAATCTAGAGAGTGATGTGTTCTATCCAAAGGAAGATTGTCCTGCAATCGTCTGTATTGATGAAAGCTTTCCAAGTGTTGATGATAAACTTATGTTTATTGGTGAATTTATCGACTATAGGGGTGATCTTATCGAGGGTGATAGTGTTCTTGACCCAAGTAACATGGAAATGTTCGAAAAAATGCTCAAGGAACACGAACATGAACTTGAAAATGAGGAAAGAATTGATAAAATAGTTCAAGAATTTAAAAATCCATACGCCAATGATGGTAAAAAATCTAAAAAGGGTAGAAAATAATGACACATACGAATAATCCTGAAACTGTCGGAGTGGGTATCGTTACTTACAAGCGTCCATTCCTCTTAGCCAAACTCCTAAAGTCATTATTACCATGTGATTTTATTTTAGATCACATTGTAGTGGTGGATGATGGGGGAAATTTGAGTCCATCAGAGTTCTTAACCGAAAAATGGTTGAAAGAACATACTGAATGGATCACTAATGAAGAAAATATTGGCGTTGGTAGATCAAAGAATAAAGCTTTTCGCGCATTGATGAATAAAGGATGCGATCATATCTTTATTATTGAAGACGATATTTTTATCAAATCTGAGTCAGTGTTTGACCAATATATCAATGCATCAAAACTGACAGGCATTCAACATTTTAATTATTCTCAACATGGAATAATGAATAAAACTTTTGATGGTAATAAAGATCCAAATCCGAGAATTACCATCAACTACGGTGAAGGTAAAGATATTGCATTATATCCACATTGCGTTGGTGCGTTTTCATACTATTCTAAAAAGTGTTTGGAGGAAGTTGGAATAATTGATGAGAGATATGTTAATGCATGTGAACATGTGGATCACACTTACGAAGTTATTAAGGCTGGTATGCATCCTCCATTCTGGTATTTTGCAGATTTAGCACTTAGTCATACATTACTTGGTGATGAACCGTGGACTATTGAGAAGTCCACTATCTCATCTAAACCCAACCATCAACAAATGATGAAGGATGCTGATAAAATTTTCGTTAATAAACACGGATGTTTACCTATGCAAATTCCTCTTGTTGACCCTATGGTTGCAGCAAAAGAACTAAAAAGAATCAAAAAGGAATATGGACAAGGATAAAATCTGGGAAGTAGCAAAGTCACAATATAAAATTCAACAACTCCAAGAAGAATGGGAGTGGTTGATTGAAAATGCTATTGGTGATAAAAAGGATTTAAACATTCTTGAGATTGGATGTTATGATGGGGGATCGAGTTATTATCTCAGCAACTTTGCTAAGAACATGATTACCATCGATAATAATGATCCATGTCGATTTGATCCAAGTAAATTACCATGTCCCAATTACAAATATGTTGCTGGTGATAGTCATGACCCAGCAATGGGAAAACTTTTCGCAGAACATGAGTGGGATTTTGTCTTTATTGATGGTGATCATTCATACGAAGGAGTTAAGGCAGACTTTTATAATGTATTGCCTTATCTGAAAAAGAAAACACCTGTAGCATTTCACGATATTATTATCACAGATTTTCATCATACACATGGATGCTATGTTGGAGAGTTCTGGAGAGACTTAAAGGAAGAATATAATGGTGGAGAATTTAAAGAAATTATAACAAATAAAGAATGGGCGGGAATCGGAATTTTATGGACTTAACACTTTTAACATGCAACTATAACACCCCTGAACTGATTGTGAATCTTCTAAAATCAGTTAAAAATGTATTCGAAGAATTGCCAGAAGTTATGGTAATGAATACCTCCAGTGAAACACCTTCAGATTTATTGGATGAAAATGAAATACCATATTTTAATTTTAGAAATGGTATTCATGGAGAAGCAGTGAATCTTGGTCTTAGTAAGGTTAAGACTAGATATGTTTTACTTGTTGATAGCGATATTATCTTTCTCAAAGACATTAAGAAGATGTTTGAAAAATTTAAGTCGATGAATGAATTTGCATTGATGGGTAAAGTTGTGGGAGATTGTGCTGGTAAGAAATTATATCCCAGAGTTGAGCCTTGGTTCTGCTTTATTGATAACCAGAAACTCAAGAATCATAAGATCAAATTCTTTGATAGAGACAGACATATGTTGAGACATATTTATAATGTCGATAGAATCTACGATATTGGTTCAACCATGTTTGAAGATGTTACAAAAATTGGTTATTCCATAGCAGATATTTCCGTTGAAGGAAAAACATTTATACATTATGGTGGAATGTCTTGGAGAGGACAGAAATTTAATCCAAATCAAGAAGATACTGATATTGATTTTGGGGGGACACATCCTCACAGGGGATTATACGAACTGAGTTTGCGTGTTAAAGCGCAGTATGATGAAGATGTTAAGATTCTAGAACCCATAGATATAAAGGGAATTTTTAAATGAATATTGATATACTAATACCACTATATGTCGATCACGAAGATCGAATAACGAATCTGAAAAATGTTATTAAGACACTGAGAGAATACGGTGTTGAATCAATACATGTTAGAGAATACTATAAAGATTCTCCCAAATATGACGGATCAAATTGTTCGTATTCAAGTGTGGAACTTACCGAAGACAATTTCAACAAGATGAGATGTGTTAATGAAATGGTTAAGGATTGTTCTCATGATAATCTGGCTGTTTATGATGTTGATGTTATTGTTTTGCCTAAAGATCTGAAACAGAGTATAGATATGTTGAGTAATGGATTCGATTTCGTCTATCCATATAATGGAGAATTCTATAATATCCCTAAACCACTCATCGATGGATTTTTAAATGAGAGAAAAATAGATTTAGCTAAGTGTGAATTATGTAATCCAAACTCTTATGGGGGTTGTGTCATCTTCAAAAAGAGCGTATTCATCGAAGGTGGTATGTGCAATCCAAACTTTAAGAATGTTGGGTTTGATGATAACGAAATTCAAATGAGATTCTATCGTTTGGGATACAAAATGGGTAGAACTTCAAGTCCAATATTACATTTAGACCACTATAGATCGGAAACTTCCGTGGAAAAGAGTCCACATCTCAACTATAATATGGGAATTTACAATCATATTTGTCGAGTCCCTGTTGAAATTTTAAAGGAGGAGATTAAATCTTGGCATGATAAAGGTTAATTTGTTCGATAATAATTTCCGACATGTGAAAGACATGATCGGTGTCTACACATCAACCTATCTCTATCCCCCAAAAAATATTGAATGGTTGGATAGATTGATGGAATATGATGGAATTACTGTTTTTACTGATGGATTTATTAATGATCCCATAGTAGATCAGGTTAAAAGTAAGTTAAAGGTGGCTTGGTTAATGGAACCACCCGCAATTCATCCTTGGTTGTATGAGGATATTATAAAGGTTGAGGATAAATTTGATTATATTTTAACTTTTGAGTCAAATTTATTAAAAAGATCACCAAAATACATCAAATATTTCGTTGGACAGAGTAGAATCGAAGACGATTTGGCTAATTTTTACGAAAAAACTAAGCACATTTCGATGATTTCGTCAGGTAAAAAGATGAGTGAAGGTCATAGATTCCGTGATGATGTGTATAATGTAGCACGAAAATACGGGGTCGATGGGTGGGGTTATGGGCTTGGAAAGCCTTTTGGACACAAAAAAGAGCCATTGATCGACTATCAATTCAGTATTTGTGTTCTAAATGGTAGAATTGATAATTATTTCACTGAAATTCTCATCGATCCTATGAGATTGGGGACAATTCCTATTTTGTGGGGATGTCCTAATGTTGGTGATATATTTGATCTTCGCGGAATGGAAACATTCTCTAATTTGGAAGAGTTGGAATATGTTCTTAAGAACCTGAAACCATATAAGGAATATTTGAAGGGGGCTAAAGAGAACTTTTTTAGATGTAAAGAATTCCTCCACACGGATGATTATATATCAAGAATTTTAGAATCTCTCATAGAAGATCGTAATGTTGATGATTCAATATCAGAAATTTTAGAATCTCATAGAGAAGTGGATGTTAGTTTCATTCTCTCAGGAAGGGATGATGGTTATGGTGGAGACTTCATTAACCGTTTTGAAATAGCTTTATCTAAAAATTTAGATGTTTTAGATAGTTCGGGTCTTTCATATGAGATTATTGTGGTGGATTATAACCCAATTGATGGCAAACTACTCATCAATAATAGCAGGATGAAGAGACTTCTATCACATAAAAGAGTCAAAAACATCATTGTTGATAGATCCGTATTAGTTGACGATGGCCTTCCAGATCGAGCATTTCATGAATATTATGCTAAAAATATTGCAGCATTAAAATCTAAAGGTAAATTTCTCTTCATGACCAATGCTGATATCTTTATTTCTAAAGAGATAGCGGACTATATTAAAACCATCTCTGATAAACAAGATGAAAACAACTTTTATAGGTTTAGATATAGACAAAATTACAAAGATGGTGCTAATTTTAGTGAAAGATTGGACCTACATTCTCCTGATGATATTGATGGGGTGATTTGTGGTGGTTATTCAGGAGATGCTACACTATTCCCTCGTAAGGTATTCGTTGAAATTGCCAAAGGATATGATGAAGTGAATACTGAACATAGAAATCCGATTGGACAAGCATCTATGGATGGGGAAATTCTGTGGCAATTAGTCAAAAATGGATCAAAGATGGTTCTTGTGGATCTTGAATACTATCATGTTTTTCATCTTAGACAGGCCAAAAGTGGTGGATACTCTAGAGAAGGGTATAATAATAGGGAAGGGTGGGGATTTACAAAATACCCAAGTCGTGTAATTAATAACAACACAATAGAAATTTATAATCAATGAAAATATTAGTATTAGGATCAGAGGGGCAGATTGGGCATCCAACTTGTAAGTATTTGGAAGAAATGGGACATGAAGTAATTCGTTATGATAAGAAAATTACTCCATATCAAGATCTTTCTTGGCAATGTAAATATCCCCTTTATAATTACATGAATGAATGTGATTTTGTTTACTACTTTGCATCGAATGTGGGAGGAGCAAAATACCTAGAAAAACATCAAGACACATTCCCTTTTATTGATGAAAACATGAAAATAATGATTAATGTTTTTACTGCATTAAAAGAGACTAAGAAGCCCTTCTTGTTCACATCTTCACAAATGTCTGAATTGGGTTATTCCACATATGGACAACTTAAGTCGATTGGAGAAAAACTTACGAATGATATTGGAGGGCTTGTTGTTCGTTTATGGAATGTTTATGGTATGGAACATGAAGAAGATAAAGCCCATGTTATTACAGACTTTTGTAGAATGGCGAAACATGATGGTGTTATCAACATGAGAACCGATGGAACAGAATCTCGCCAACTTCTATATGCTAGAGATTGTGCCGAATGCTTCTTGACATTAACTGAATTATATGATAAACTTGATAAAACTAAGAATTATCATATTACAAGTTTTGAATGGAGTTCCATTCTCGATGTTGCTAATATTTTAAAGGATATTAGTGGTTGTGAAGTGGTTCCTGCGAATAGAAAAGATGAGACGCAGAAAAATGCCATGAATGAGCCAGATCCTTACATTCTTAATTTCTGGAAACCAAAAACATCCTTGAGAGAGGGTATAGAAAAAATATATGCTGATACAATTTGAAAAAGTTAGAGAATATGGAATAACCCCATTTGGTGTAATCCATGTGGGAATGCATAAAGCAGAGGAATACCCGATCTATAAAAAGGCTTGTGTTAATAATATTATATTCATCGAAGCTAATAAAGAATTAGCTTACAATTGTAATATTGATGATGAAAGTTGTATAATTGTTCATGCAGCAGTTTCTGATAAAGTAGAGGAGGTAGAGTTTCATATTACTAACAATTCTGAGAGTTCTTCTATTTTAGAATTGGGAGAACATGCTCAAATATATCCCCACATCAAAAATGTTGATTCTGTTAAAATGAAAACGGTCACTCTCGATACCATTTTAAAGAAAATTAATGTATTTATTCCGAGTTTGAATATTCTAAATTTAGATATTCAGGGTGCAGAATTGAAGGCAATGAAGGGTCTGACTAATTGGGATTATATTGAAGCGGTGTTTACTGAAGTTAATTATAAGGAGATGTATAAGGGTTGCCCACACATTAGCGAAATAACAGCATTCTTGGCTGAAAAGGGATTTGAAAAGGTGTTGGAAGAAGATACTGGATGTGGTTGGGGAGATGCACTTTATGTTAGAAAAAATCTAAACAGTGAAATTAAGACTGTGAGAATAAACAAAAAGGATGTTGCTAATATTGATTTGAGTCCCCTGAAGCAATTTGGAGGATCGGACGAAGCACTCAATGCTAAAGCAGGTGTTGAAGCGTATAAATTTTATGCGTATATCAGCACATTAATCAATAATGGGCATATTGTTGAAGTTGGAACCAGACACGGGGATTCCGCATTAGCATTGGCATATAATGATAGCAATAAAGTTACAACCTTTGATATTTTTGACTGGAAACCAACAATTAAAAAAGACAATATCGAATTCGTTATAGGTAACTTCATGGAGCATGGTATTGATTGGAAGAATGTCGATATTATCATGATTGATGTTGACCCTCACGATGGTATCAAGGAAAGAGAATTTATGACCTTTCTGGAGGATGTGGGTTGGAAGGGAATTCTTATTCTTGATGATGTTCTTGATAATTGGCCTTGTGCTATTCCGGGGGCAAATCCAAAAGCCATGAATGAATGGTGGAATGGTCTTCCATATGAAAAATGGGAAGTTTCTGATGTTGCACATTACTCTGGAACTGGTATTGTTAATGTAGGATATAAATACAAAATCGAGGTAGTGAATGAGTAAATGTTATGTTAATGTATGTGGAGGGATTGGAAATCAGTTATTTCAAATAGCTGCGGGATATGCATATTCGAAAAAGTATGAAAAGGAATTATTCATCAATGTCACTGAATGGACTGCATCGCAAGGTAAACAACCTAACAACTATGCAGATAATCTATTACAAAATTTCGAATTTCATAATGGACCTTTGCAGAATGTTCATAGCATAGACGAAAAGGAATTCAATTATAACGAACTACCCTATTATGATGGAGATGTGGTATTGAATGGATATTTTCAGTCTCTAAAATACTTTCAGGATTATAAAGACGAGTTCGTCAGTAAACTGGTTCTTCCTAAGATCAACACAATATTTATCACAAATAAATCCGTTGCATTTCATATTAGAATGGGGGATTATTCAAGATTCCCTACAATCTTCGGTAATAACGAAGAATACTTTAGAAAATTATTCAGAGAATATAAGGATCATAATATTAATGTTTTTACTGATTCTCCAGAATATGTTAATAGATTTTTGAATGAGGGAGAGTTTAATATCTTTAGTTCGAATTCTGAATTAAAAGACTTGACAGCATTGGCTCAACATGAGATACTGGTTTGTAGTAATTCATCATTTTCTTGGTGGGCTTCATTACTTGGAGTTCCAAAGAAGAAAGTTTATGTTCCTAGTAAATGGCTACATGATAGGGATTGCTCTGATATATATTACGATGGAATGATAAAAATATGAGTTTCAATGCCACAAATTATCTAATGTTTGAGGAAAGAAGGAAGGAATTGGATGGAGAACTTCTATCGGAATTCAGTCCTTGGATGGCGAGAAAGATGTTATCCTTTTATGAAAAAGGAAAATTGGTGTCGTATATTAACGATACGATAAACATGTATGATAACATTCATAAATGTAAAGAAGATCAATTTCGATTTTATGAATACATGATTCCAATTCAGAAGAAGAAACATGTTAATTACATAAAGAGGAATAGAGAAGACGAAAAGAAGGAATCTCTCATAGTTCCTGAATTTTACTCCAGAAGAGAATTGGAATTGTTTGAATACTACAATGGTTGAATATTCGTTTATACACATTCCTAAAAATGCTGGAATGTCATTTCAAAAAGCGTTGGCTGGTAAACCAAATATAATTTACCGTGGACATGGTGTTCAGTTTTGGTGGCTTGATAAGACGAAGAATATATATGTTGTTAGGAATCCTGTAGATAGATTCACATCTGCGTTTTTCTATTTAAAAAGATATGAGAAGAATAAGATGCGCGACCATCTCAATAACCCAGAACAACTAATTCAATCACTACTGGAATTTGATGCTAGAGCATTATCCTACATGAAGATACAGGATCACTATCATAGTATAAATGGTAAGCCTGTTCATACTGATTGGGTATTTGCTAAACAAATATTATGGGTATATAAACCATACAAGTTTTTATTGTTTGATGATTTAGAACAGGAAATCGAAAAACTCAATGAAGAGACAGGCTTAAATATTAAAATTCCAAAAATCAATGCTTCCCCAAGAGTCCCATTTGAATATAGTGAAAGAAGTATAGAATATCTGAAATGTATGTATAAGGAAGATTTTGAATTGTATAATGCTGTCAAAGAAGATAGTAATAAGGCAGTATTGACATATTCGATGACTGATAGTAAATAGGGTATATGAATACTGTAGAACAACCAAAAGTTCCAATTGAAGCCCTTCCAGTTCAAAAATCCCACATCGACCTATCTAGTGGTGGACTACCTACCGATTTCGGATTAGAGGATTACCTACTATCAAGCCTAATGGATGATGTGATGTTGCTTGAATTCTGTGACCTAGCGGCAAGTGTGGATGGTCAGGATTTCGTTCAAAGAGGGGCAATTTTCATCCCTACCGCACAGGTTAATAACATGTGGAGAAAGGGTAGGGTCATTCTTAAGGGACCAAATGTTCGGTTTACACAGGTTGGAGATATTGTAATGTTCCCCTCTAATATGGGTATTCAAATCACTAATGTTGAGGTTGAAAATCATGGCAAAGTTAATAAAGGAATTTTCTTAAACGAACAAAGAATGTTTGGAATTTGTAAACCTAAGAATAGTTAATAAATATTATTGATGCCACCCGTAGATAAAAAGAAGGAAAGATTTGAAAGAATTACCATTGATGCTAAGGGTAATCTTAGAGATGCGTGGAATAGGTTCGTTAAATCTTTTCAAGTAGTAGAGAATTATAAGTCCAATATTAAACAAACCAGAAAACTAGTTTCAAGAATGGAGCTAGAATATCTGTTAAAAAACAACGTTTGTGAGATTGTTTTTGTTCGAAGACGACCAGAAAGGGCGATTGAAAAATTTAAGGTGAGGCGAATGTTGTGTACAAATTCCCATGCTATTCTGAATTCAGATAGGGGCAGAGACATATTACACTATGTTTCTCCTGTGAAGGGGACTAATATAGATAGACAAAAACATGACCTAGCATGTGCGTGGGATATCTTCATGCAAAGTTATAGAAATATATCTATTTCTACTCCAGAATCCCCCCATACGGACAAGGGACCATCTAAAATGACTTGTTATCTCCGACAGGTAATTCCCGGTGACGAAACCTTCTGGAAATACTATGATGATGTTCTATCTAAAATGTCTCAGGAACAGAAGATGAGTTTTATTGGGTGGAGATAGTTGATTTTTCTTTACCTCTCACGTAATTAATATATGTATAAGATTGAAGATAAGTTAAAAGAATTGATGTTGAAGAATGTCGAGATGCGTGTCGATAATAAGATCTTACGCAAGGGTAAAATTAAAGTTTTTAATACAAAACAATTCTTTATTAAATTTAAGCTAGAGACAGAACATTCTGGAATTAAGGAATATGAGATTCCCTACCCGTATAGGGTTCAGAGGTTGGAAAATGGATTTTTGTTTGATTATTGTCTTTCCGCATTCATTCCCAACACGGAGGAAGTGTTCTGGAAGATGAAAACCGTGTCCCGTGAGAAGAATTCGAAGATTCACGAAAAATACCTGTATATTATCCCCCTATCGTCTTTATCGTCTTGACAACCCTGCCCAATACACTATACTTAGTTGATGGCAAACTTACTGATAAATTTCCCCGATGGTGCTACACCAAACAAATCTCAAATAAAAATATTAAAGGAAGTTGAGAAAGCTATAAGTAAGGGAGTAAAATTTATAGTAGTAAATGCTCCCACGGGATCTGGTAAATCTTATATTTCAAAAACGTTGGCGAATTCGACCAATGAACCAACAGATGAGTTTATAAAGGCTGTTGATAATTATTCTATCTTTGGAGAAGATGGTCCCGATATTATGGAAGAACAAGGTAGATTTGGGTGCTACACCCTTACGATCACAAAGTCCCTTCAAGATCAGTATTACTCTACATTCAAGAATACGGGAATTTTAAAAGGTCAATCTAACTATGAATGTGCATTAGATGAAACATTGAGTGTTGATGTTGCTCCATGTGTTTATGTTCAGGGATTGAAGGCAGATTGTTGTAGATCGAATAAGTGTTACTATTATAATGCGAGAAACGAAATGTTGAAAAAGAAATTCTCAACATTGAACTATAGTATGTTCTTCAGTCTTCCAGAACATTTGAAGCAGAGAAAAATTATTGTGTGTGATGAGGGTTCTGAATTGGAAGAACAACTTGTTGGACAATTCTCATGTGAAATCGATATTGCATTTTTAGTAAAAACCAAAACAAAGATGTTGTCGTTTCCTGTGGAAGAATCTCCAAAAAAGGTATTGGCATGGTTGAATGATCTGATGCTGAACCTGATTACAAATATTGAGGATCATAAATTACAGATGAAAGAACATAAGGGTAAGCCTACCTTTTATAAAGTATCGGGGGATTATACCAAGCTTTCAACTATACTGAAAAATATTCAACTTCTTATTGCAACCTTTTATCATAGCGAATACATTATCGAAAGAATTGATAAGGTGATTAAATTCACTCCTCTAAAGGTTGATGTGTTGGCACAACAGATTTTCGATCATGCTGATTATGTGATTATAATGTCTGCAACAATTATCGATCCTCCAAATTTCTGTAAGAGTTTGGGTATTAAAAAATATGAATATATTGAAGTTGATACTGAGTTCGATGCCACAAAAGCACCCATCAAAATTAATACTAAACAGAGAATTAATTACAAGAATTTAAACACTATGCTTCCCAAATTGGCGGAACAAGTTGAAGATTTACTTGAACACCACCAAAATCATAAGGGAATTATTCATACGCATACACAATACATAGCAGATTATATTAGGAATAATGTTGATAATGATAGGTTACTATGTAGAGAAGCAGGAGTGAAGAACGAAGAGATACTTAAGATGCATGAAAATTCAACAGATCCTACAGTTTTGGTGTCCCCAAGCATGACTTATGGGGTTGACCTGAAGGGTGATTTGGCAGAATTTCAGATAGTTCTTAAAGCCCCTTGGCTTCCAACCAAGGATAAAAGGGTTGGAAAAATGATGGAGATTGACAGAGAGTGGTATGTAAATAAGATGCTTTGTGCATTAATTCAGGCTTGCGGGAGAGGAATTAGATCATTAGATGACGAATGTGTGACATATATACTTGACGGATCGATTTATGATGTTATAAAGGACAACACAAAGAAGCTTCCGAAATACTTCATCGAAAGGTTTGAATAATGAAAAAAACCCCAGAAGATTTCTATGATAAAATTCTAAGGGAAGTTACAAAAGAGCTTAACGAAAAGTACGATATTAAAAATATGAATAAAAACACCGAAAAAGGATTAACAAAATATTTAGATAGTTTCTATTGGTATGATAGAAGCGAAGATGCTCTATGTGCTTCGTATTCCAAATATGAACTAAGACCAGAGTATCCTTCGGAATATCAGATTTTATTCGGAAGCGCACCCCACATCTCTCTGAGAATTGTTGATAAGAGACTTCCAACTTCTAAGATGAAGGATGTTGAAAAATACCTAGACAGCTTGGGTTTCTTAGTTTTCCGCAGATCCTACCACAGCTATGCATACTTTCATAAAGAAAAGAGAATTCTGATTAGTGGTGATTGTTCAGAAGATTCCAAAAAATCAAATATTGAAAATTTTGGAGGAGTGAAGGATGAGTATTCTCCGGGGGATGAAGATGATATGCGTGAAACAAGAATCGATCCAGACGATCTTTATATTTCTCTTCTTCCAACGAAAAGCAATCGTGAATTTATTGAGAAGATCATCAAGACTCTTTTCAAAAATCTGGTAGACCTTGGAAGAGAAGATAGCAAGTTCTTCATCATCGCACAAAACAGACAAGGACTATTTACGAAGAGAACAAATTTCAAAGCACTTCCAGTTAAGGATGATCGTTTCGATCTGTTCTACGGTTCGAAGTTTCCACACGAAAAGATAAAGAAGTTTGTGACAGGAGAAACTGAAAACCTGATGCTTCTACACGGTGATCCCGGCACAGGAAAGTCTAACTACATCAAACACCTGATAACCAATTCAGAAAAGAAGGTCATCTATATTCCGCCATCTATGTTGGAAGTAATCTCTTCGCCGGGATTTATTACCTTCATGATGGAGAATGCCAATAGTATTCTACTAATCGAAGATGCTGAAGAAGTTCTTTCCACACATAGAAATTCTGCAACAAACAATCTTCTGGGGTTGACAGACGGTTTCCTTAAGGATTCTCTGGGACTTAAAGTTATTGCAACTTTTAACTGTGATGTGGGGGAAATTGATGCTGCCCTTATGAGAAAGGGAAGACTCTACTACGAATACAAGTTCGACAAGCTGAAGGAAGATGAGTGTCAAAAACTCCTAGATTATCTAGGAAGAAATGATATTGTTGCCAAGGGGGATAAGACCCTAGCGGAACTCTTCAATCCCGAAGAAAACAAGGCAAGTCATATAAGTGAGAAGAGAAGTATGGGATTCAGCTTTATTAATGAGTGATAAAAATCCCCGCTTGGGCTAAATAAATGTGTGGAAGACTACTCATACTTTAGAGAACAATACAACACCCTAGCACAGTTCGTTGCTGCATTTGATGGGTGTTTTGTGTTCAGGTATACCAAAGACTTCGTTCCAAAGGAAAAGATTGGTGTTAGATACATACTTGGACCCAAAAACAGGGTTCTCTTCGATATGGTTAATCAGGCTAAGAATATTACCCTACCTGCCATTGCCATAGATCAGACCAATGTTAAAAGAGATCCTACCAGAGTTCAATTTAAGGATCAGCAGATAATTCGTCCAAAAAGGGCGGGAGGTTCTGTTATAAAAATCCCTACCCCCATTCCGATTACGATGGATGTTAATGTGTCCATTATCGCAAAGTATAAAGAGGACATTGACCAGATTGTTTCGAATTTCATTCCTTGGTGTAATCCATACTTTATAATCTCTTGGAAGATTCCAGACGAATTTGGTTTGGATTTCACGGACGAGTTAAGAACAGAAGTTACTTGGTCTGGTTCTGTGGAATACGAAACCCCCATAGAAATTGATAAAAGTGATAAGTATAAAATTATCGGCAATACCTCTTTCAATCTCAAGGGATGGTTGTTTCCCCCAGCACAAGAACCTGCTGCTCCCATCTATGTTATTAATAATAACTTCATTACTCTTTCTTCGGGATCAACTATAAGTGGTTACGAGTCTTATCAGTCTCTTTCAGCCCTATCCAACTTCGCCTATCTATCTGGCAACATGGAGATAATTTCGGTGTCTGCAATGCCAGAATTCACCAATTTCTTCTATAAGGGAGTTCCTGTGGTTTCCGATACCACTATATCAGACCAACAAGACCATACATTTACATTCTATGGTAAAAGATATGGATTTAATAATATTTGGTATCTGAGTGGTGAGAGGGTGATTCCTGTGGATCTTGAACAGGTTACAACCGCAAGATCCCCAATTATTTCTGCATATAAAATTCCAAGTTCAATGGTTTCTACATATAATGACAATATTGCCGTTATAACAATGAAATATGACTACTTATCAGCAGGTAACTTCACATTTGTTACCGCCAATAGTGCAGGATGGGCGAAAATAGAGCAACAGGTACTTGTTATTTGATAAAGATTGCTAAATATAGTAATGGCAGGTATAATAAATAATCCCGCAAACAGGGCTAATACCACAGGCGATGGTAAATCGGGAATGTATGATAGAACAATGAAATCATACTTAAAGGAACGTATTCCTTATAATTACAGTGTTTTAGACTCTGATGAGGCCAAAAATACCAAGTATAAGTATTTCCAAAAGGTGGGAATGCGTAGACCTGAAGCACTAGCTAAGAACTCTATAACTTTAAGTAACCCATATAACAACACCGCATTCTCTGCCATTGAGAGAGACAAGACCTTCGGTGATGTTATGTATGCCACAGCTTCTGAGGACAAGCCCGGAAGACTTAGGGACTATAGAACGATGGCAGCATTCTCGGAAATTGCCAATGCCCTAGACGAAATCTGTGATGAGACTATTAATGTGGATGAGAATGGTGAGGTTGCTCTTTTAAAATTTAAGAACACCACATTAGAGTCTGACAAGAAAAGGGAGATTGAAGAAGAGTGGTATAAGTATGTTGAACATTATAATTTTGAGGATAACGGGTGGCAATATTTTAGACAATTTTTGACAGAAGGGGAATTATTCTTTGAACAAATTATTCATGAAGAGTATACCAATGAGGGTGTTCTTGGTATTATTAATATTCCTGCGGACTTAATTGATCCAGTTTATTCCAATATTCAAAACATGATTGTTAAAGGGTTTATTTATAATAAGCCAATCTTTGACCAAAACGATCCAAAAAGAGTTATTAAGTATGAACCCATTCCATTTGAAGAAAATCAAGTGGTTTATGTAAACAATGCTTCTTATAACGATACCAAGGAATTTGTCATTCCCTTCATCGAAAATTGTAGAAGAGCTTATCGCCAATTGTCCATGATTGAGGATGCTGTGGTTATTCACAGAATGGTTCATGCTCCCCTTAGATTCGTATTCAATGTTGATGTGGGTAGTTTGCCTGTTCCCCAAGCGGAAGCTTATCTGAGAAAGCTACAGGCTCAATACTGGTCTACTAAGACCTTTGATGCCGATCAGGGTGATATTGTCAAAAAGTATAGCCCCCAATCAACTCTTGACTCCTACTGGTTTGCCAAGAGACAAGGACAAGAACCCACTACTGTTGATGAAATCGGGGGAACTCCGGGTCTTGGAGAACTTCATGATTTAATGTTCTTTATTAAGAAACTTTATAGATCATTAAATGTTCCAACATCAAGATTAGACCCAGAAGATTCTTATAGGGACGGAACCGACATTCTAAGAGAAGAGTTGAAGTTTGCTACCATGATTATGAGACAGCAGAAAAAGTTTGCTGCTGGTCTTAAGAGAGGATTTATAACTCACCTTAAACTTCGCAGAATGTTCGATGAGTATGATTTGACTGAACAAAATATTATTGTTCAGTTCAATCCCCCATCCAACTTCTATGATATGAGAAACAACCAAAAGCTTGAGCTTAAGGTTAATGCTTATAACAATTTAATGTCTACTCAGAAGGTTTCTGATACATATGCTAAGAAAAAGGTTATGGGTTGGAAGGATAAAGATATTCTTGCCGATAGAGAATTAAGACGCAAAGACGCTGAATTGGAGTGGGAACTTCAACAGATCATGGCACTTGGTCCTAACTGGAAAGAACAAATCATTGCCCAAGCAAATGCTGGTGCTGCTGGTGCTGCGGGAGACATGGGTGGTCTTGGCGGTGGTGCTGGCGGTGGAGTCCCTTCAAGTGGTGGCCTTCCTCCTGAATTCGGTGCAGGAGACGCTACAGAGGGTGTTGGGGTGGAACAAAATCCACCACCTAATGCTGGCGTAGCCCCTGAAGCTCCGATTGTTCCCCCAGAACAACCTGCCTAATTAATCACAAAAACTTACACAGTTAAACGCCGAATTATAGTAATACTTCGTTCCTGCGTTGGTTGTCAAATTAAGACCTGATTCGCTTAAAACATCACATTGTAAGAAACGATACTGTGTTGATATGTTGGTTGTTGGGTGTGACATGGCATTTTCCTGCCCCCATAAAATATAGTCATTTGTCGATAGGTAATAATACCTAGTACCAGCATTGCTATTAATATTAATACCAGAGGCCGACGGAACATTACAAGATATTCCGTAGTACTGTGTTCCTGCGTTGGTTGTCAAACTCATAACTACTTACAGATATATTTAACCAATAGACTAAATAATTTTAGTATTATGTCAGAGCTTTGCACAATTACCCCGATTACGGCATTTATGTCCACTAACTTGAATTCAAAAATTCAATGTTTTCAAGAGTTAGGGGCTAGAGTATTACGAATGTTGGGTCATCCTATGGTTAATGTGGAACTCCATCCAGACCAACTTTACGATGCTATTGCAATGTCATGTGAGTTCTTTACAAAGTATGCTGGATATACAAAAGAGTATTTGGTGTTTGATTCTGACATCTATGAGACTGATAGGGGGATTAGATTGGATCACTTATTCACTGCGGTAAATACTGGATTTACCCTTGCTGAAAAACTTGAAGCTTCTACCCACTCAAGTCCAGACTTTGAAGTTGATTTGATTGATACAAAATATATTTTACTATCAGACCTATCCTACAGTTACTTCTTAGGATCTTCTGCATTATCTGCATCTATTCCCACAGAGGGAATTACCGCAATGCAGATTCTTGATAAATCATCTTATGCATCCCTAACAACATTTGATGCTGGATTATCTGCTGTCTTTAGAACAGTTGCCAAACAAAACTTCACAATTCAATGTCAACCACAGACAGGTGTTACTAAGTTTAATAACGCATTTGACTATGATATTATGGATTATCGTAAGGTTGTTGATGTTATCGACTTTCAAGAAGGAACCAGTTCAGGTATCAATAGTTTGTTCTCATTGGAACAGACATTGGCCCAACAGACCTTCTATAGCTACGCAATGGGCAACTTCGGATTTGACCTTCTTTCATGGCATGTTGTCAAAGATTGGCAAAATACTAGAGAAAAACTCCTAGCAATTAGACGAGATATACATTTCGATAATAGGACACAATATCTAAAATTTTACCCCCAACCTACCGATACCCATCATTTTGTGGGAGTATTGGAGTGTTATGTTGAAAGACCACTAAGAGACATTATTAAGGAAAAGTGGGTGCTTGAATACTCTGTAGCCCTAGCTAAAGTGATGTGGGGAAGAATCCTGACTAAGATCACGGGAACTACACTTCTTGGAGGAGGAACCTTAAATGGTGAACCAATTCTACAGGAAGGTCTTGCAGAAAAAGAAGCCCTTGAAACAAGATTAATTGAAGGTGGTTATGGTGATGTGGAACCAATAATGATGTTTGTAAGATAATGATATCAAGACTACCAAAATTCGAAAAAGGTATAGATTTTTGTGAGTTAGATCCAGAAAAATCTGGAAATAGGTATCGTTATGCTACCAATAGGACCATCAGAGTTAAGTTTAAATCTCCCCTGTTTACAGACAATAAACATTATTACTTTTTAGACTCTAAGGGTAAATGTTGGATGATGATTTTTGACAACATTATAACTATTAAAAAGGGATATGCTTGGAACGGTTGTTCTCCCAAAATATGGTTCGGAATCTGGTGGGGAACCCCGGATTTTGAGAAAACAATTTTCGCCTCATTAGTTCATGATATACTTCTACAATTCCATAAAACACAACACTTTCCATTAAAAAGGGATCAAATCGATCACATTTTCAAAGAAATACTTAAACTTAGCAAATTTCCGTTGAGAGCAATATACTATTTTGGGGTAAGATTGGGAACTAAATTCTTCCCAAGACACAAATATGATGCCTATTCTTCGTTGACTTGTGAATCTTGGGGGTAAATAAGATAAATGAGAATTTTCGAAGAAAAGTTTTCCCCAATTAATACCACTTCTCCCATTAACTTTTTAACAGTTAAGAATTTTGAAGAGGTATTTTTTAACGTTTTCGAAATAGAACTCAATAATGGCAAATATTTAGCGGAGAAAGTTTCCGAATATGAGGGCAAACCTGTAGTTTTGGTTCCCATTGATAATGGAAAAGTTAAGAAAAACTACCCATTTGTGCTTTCCAAGGGTTCCCCTTCAATAATCTTCAATGAGAACAATTCTTATGATGGGGATGTAGAAATTGTCAACGAACAGATAACAATCGAAGAAGAGACAACTATTTTGGATGAATGTCTGAAAAAAGTTGAAGAAGAGGAAAGACAACCCGTTCTTCCCATTGTTGATAATAAGGATGTGGTTCTTGAGCAGATTCAAAAAGCCAAGAAAGAAGCTCTTAAACAGATTCAATTAGAGCAACAGCATAAATTAGATGCTCTGCGTGAAGAGAAGGCAGAAAAGGTAAGAATCTTTAAGAAGACATTAAATTCTGCCAAGGAGAATCTGGTTAATGAATTTGTTAATCTGTCAAATAAAATTAAGAAAGATGTTATTAATATTAATGACTCTAGGTTTGAGGAGATTAATAAGACTATTGATAATAAGATTGAAGATGTCGCAAACTCCCTAAAGGAAAATTTAGATAGAGACTTAAGAAATTCATCGAAGATCATCAAAGAAAAATTGGATGAGTTAGTTCAGAGTATATACTCTAGCCTAACTCCAAAGATCGCGGAAGAACTTAAGGATATTAAGGAAAGTGTTATCGATAGAGTTGATAACATTGAAAAGGATTTTGGGAATAAGGTAAAGACTATCGGAACTAGATTTGAGGATGTAAGTAAAAATTTAGGTAATAGAGTAGATGTGGTTGTTGAAGGACACATCGAACTGTATGATAAACTCAATAGTTCAGAAAAGAAGATTAAGGATTTCTACACAGAAGAACTTAAAAATCTGGAAGAAAAGACTTTAGAACTTACTGAAGAAACTAGAAAATATATTGCCGATCAGATTCAGGAGACGAGAGATGCCCTTCTGGAAGAAGTTAAATCTTATAAAGATGGAATCAAGAGCATCGAATACATCGTTGAATCTAAGGGAGAAACAAAGTCCATCAAAGAGGAGGATCTCATTAAGGATTTTGATAAGAAGATCAAAACTAAGATTGATGATGAAGTGGTAAGACTTAGAAAATATGTCAGCATCTACTCATCTGGTGGTGGTACAAATGCTAAACAGTTCGCTAATGGTGGTCTTATGGAAGGTGATCTTGTTATCACTGGTTCTATAAGTGCATCACAATATCTTGGTATAGCAGGGGGTAGTGGAGATACAGCAGCAACCACAAAGATTCGTGCATCATCTGCAAATTGGGATTCTACATACATTACAGTCCTTAATTTAAGTTCTGGTTGGGGTGGTGGTAGTGGTGACGCAAATGTTAATGCTACAGTTAGAGCATTGAGTTCTGATTGGCAATCAACTTATACTACAGTTCTTAATAATAGTGCTTCGTGGGGAGGTAGTAGTGATGATACCTATGCATCTCTAAAGGTTAGAGCATCTTCTGCTAATTGGGATAACACCTATGCAAGAATGTCAGCATGGGATTCCACTAACCTCACGGTTTATAATCTTTCGGATTCTTGGGGATTAAATGATTATCTTCGACTATCAGGCGGAACAATCGTTGGTGATTTGGTGGTAACAAATAGTCTATCTGTTACCAATCTGTATGCTCTTTCAGCAAATATTACTGTAATCGACATCAAACAATATGAATTGTCTGGGTTTACTGTAACGGGAGATTCCACAATCGTTGGTAATTTAAGTGTTTCTAATTTAATTCAAACCCCAACAATTGGAACACATACTAATCCTGTATCCACAATGCATGTGTATCACATGCATTTTCATCCTCTTACATCTGCTCCCACATATGAAGAGGGGATGTTATTCTACGATTCGGATGATAAGACCCTTAGTTTATATGCCGATCAAGCAGGAGTTGCACTTCAGATTGGTCAAGAGATGTGGGTCCGTGTTGTTAATAAGACTGGTGCGGACATTCCAAATGGAAGAGTAGTTTATATTAATGGCGCACAAGGAAACAGACCCACGATTGATGTGGTAGACCTCAACTCCTTTGATGCAGTACACAAAACAATCGGTGTCACAACACAAAATATTGGCAATAATAATAATGGTTATGTGACCACTTTCGGATTGGTTCGTGATTTAAATCTTAGTCAATTTGCCGATGGTGACATATTATATCTTGCCCTTAGTGCAGGAACATTAACAAATGTAGAACCATCTACTCCATATCATAGTATAAGAATTGGAGAAGTTGTATCTAATCATGCCACCCAAGGAATTTTATTGGTTCACGTAGATACGGGAGAAGGACTATCATATCTTCATGATGTTAGCCTCTCATCACTAACAAATGGCGATATTTTATCTTACAATTCTTCCCTAAGCACATGGAATAATGTGCATCCGACACAGTGGAACTCCACTCATGTAACCGTTAATACATTGAGTAGCAGATGGGAAAATACTTATGTAAGAATGTCGGCATGGGATTCTACTAATAACACAGTAAACAGCTTTAGTAGCAACTGGCAGAGTGCTTATAATACTGTTAATACTAGAAGTGGTGCATGGGATTCCACAAATCTTACTGTATACAATTTGAGCAATGGATGGGAAAATGCTTATGCTAGATTATCTGCATGGGACTCCACCAACAATACCGTAAACGCTTTAAGTTCTAACTGGAATAGCACATATAACACTGTCAACACTAGAAGTGGTGTATGGGATTCAACAAACCTTACTGTTTATAATCTTAGTAACAATTGGGAGAACACCTATGCAAGAATGTCTGCATGGGATGCTACTAATAATACAGTAAACTCTTTAAGTACCAATTGGAATAGTGCTTACAGCACAACCAACACTAGAAGTGGTGCTTGGGATTCTACTAACCTTACTGTTTACAATTTAAGTAACAGGTGGGAAAATGTTTATACCGATGTTGCTCCCAATAGTGCAAGCTGGAACTCTACATATGTTACAGTTAATACCCTTAGTGTGGGCTGGCAATCTACTTATACTACTGTTCTTGCTAATAGTTCAGCGTGGGGGACTGGTGGTGGGGATGATACCTATGCTTCTTTAAAGGTTAGAGCAAGTAGTGCTAATTGGGACTCTACCTATACTACAGTTCTTAATAATAGTGCATTGTGGGGGGGTGCTGCATCTAACCCTGTAACCTCTATTTTGGTTGGTAACGGTATTACTACCGTGTTTACAATTTCTGGAGCAGATAATTTGAATAATTCTTCCGCCTTGAGAGTATCTATAGATGGTGTCGTTCAGACCCCAGAAGTTGATTATACTATTAATAATAATATAATAACATTTACTAGTGCTATTTCTAACGGATCAATTGCTACTATTATAGCTCCAAACACTGAACCAGTTTTAACAGAAACGTTCCCCGCATCATGGCTCAATTTAGCAAACTCATGGACAACCGAACCAACATTAAGTGCCTCTTTAAGTGCTGGAGATGTTTATAGATACATTTATGGCAGTACAATATATTATAGATATGTTCCAAACATTTATAATAGTTTAGAAGATATTTTTTATGCTACTTTCAACAATCCAGTATTGTCAAATGTAGTTGCAATAAGAGGACAGGCTATATAAATATTAACACACATAACACATGGCTAACATTACAGTATCAACAACTAGCAATTTAGACTCAACAGCCAACTTAGCTTTGAATCACGGAGAAACCGTGACTATTAATAATGGAGCCATCCTTACAATCAACTCCGATAATAGGTATAGCCAACAAGCTGCTGTAATAGGAAACCTTACAATTGATTCCGCAACTGGCGGAAAAGTCCTTGTCGATGGCACATCTGTATGGTGGATTCCGTTTGACGCTGGTTCAGGAACTACCCCCCCTCTTCCCCCATTGGGAACTTATACCCTAAGTGGATCTTCTGGGGGATTGGGTGAGCTTTTGGGTATTTATTCCGCCCTTGCGACAAGACCCCTAACCGCAAGCGAAGCAGTTCCCGCAACAGGATTTGTTAAACTTAGGAATGTAGCAAGTCCATTTGTCGATAATGAGGTTATTACACTAAGCGGTGGAGTATCCTTAACTGTAAATTCCCCAACTGGAGGACGAAGGGGATGGCTTAATGTCACAGGTATGGAAGCCACCACGATTACTGTTCCTCGTCTTGGAGAATTTAAAGTCACAGGGGATTGGTTTGATCTTGGAACTACTTTAGGATTAAGTAGCCAAACTTTTCAATATTATGTGGCAGATGCATGTCCTGCTATTCAAATTGAGACTAGTGTTGGTAGTAATACTTATGAATGGTGGATAAACGCTGGTTCAAGATGGAATGTTGCTGGTAAATTTGTTCCAAATGATATAAGAGGTAAGTTCTTTGGAATGAGCAATACCACGGGGTTGATTACTATAGCAGCATCAGGAGCTAACGGTTGCGGTTATTTACCTGCTTCTGGACTAAGAGTGAGATGTCCAAATGTTCATTTTTCGAACACATTTGCTCCATCTTCATTCCAAGCTAACACGATCAATGCTACTCTAGCTACTAGATGGGATTTCACAACAACATCATCGGGGGTTATTGATATAGATAAAGCTGCTGCAAATATATACTACTCATTTGCACAACCATATTCTGTAAAACTTACTAACTCATCAACGCTACATGCTATTAACATTTCAGAATGTGCAACACCAATATATATTGATAGTTTTGCTATTGGATGTAACTCAACCACAGATCCCACCCATCCAATAACTCTAACCTCAAATCTTGCGGGAACTAATATCGTAAACTCTAGGGTAGTAAGATATTCTTCTGCAAACAACAACGGATATGGTGCATTAATTACTTCATGTGAAAATGTTACCATTTCTTCAACTAATATTGAATTATTTGGTTCCACCGCAGCAGGTATTAGAGGAGCCGCAGCAGTAGGTCCAATGAGTTTAGTTAGAACGAACAATTCTAGAATTATTGGTAACAATTTTATAAACGGTGAAACTCTATTAACGGAATGTCAAAATGTTATATTATCTGGTAATACTTACGCTGATAGTATTTCTGGAAATACTGCAACAAGCAACCCTGTATACTTATACAGAGTTATCGCAGGTTGTGATAATATCAGAATGTATAATTATTTTCCTTATGGTGGGCTTGCAAACCTTCAACCATATAACGGATTAGTATCCTTAACAGATAGTTATAACTGTGTTGTTCGTGACATGGGAACACCTACAAGTCCAATAAATCTTGGAACAATTAGCCCCACTGGTGTAATTGTAAATTCTGGGGGTAATAATAGTGGTCATAAACTGCAACGTTTATATGCACAGAACTTAAGAACTGGTGCTTTTACACAGACCAACTCCGACTCAAACTTTGTAGTGTCAAATGTGTGGGGAGATTTTGCAGATTCCCAAGCATTTACAACTTTAAATACAACTCATAAGGGGGGAAGATGGACAGGTTCTCTTGCTGGTCAAACTGCCGTGTATGGAACTCACTGGACTGATGCATTTACAGGATCTACTACAGGTAGAATACAAATTCACTGTAATGAACCAACATCTTCTACTTCAACGCAATGCTCTGCAACATCAGGAACCCCCAAATTTACCTCAACTGGTCAAGTAAGTATGCCTAGTTATGGGGATCAAATAACATGGACAATTCCATACTATTGTATTGGTCATACTGGGTTCTCAACTTTACCTGTAGTTGTCCGTGGTGTGGGAACAGGTGTTAATTTAACACATGAGTATCAAATAGATAAAAATGATGGAAGTGGGTTCGGATCTTGGAAGACTCTGAATGCTTTAAATCTATCGGCAGAATCTAGTATCGATCATACCTTAGGATTTAAATTAAAAGTTAGATCCACCACAATTGCCGCATCAGCAGTTAACGCAATATCTTATATATCGTTATCAACACTTACCGATGCATCCTCTCAACAGGTTCAATATCCTCTTGAGGAGCCAACATTAACATATACTGGTCTTGTTTCGGGATCTTCAATGGCCTCCTTTAGAGATAGTGATGATTATCTAGTTGATTATCAAACATCAACAGGAACTAGTATTACTTTAACCAATCCTTGGAGCAGTAATTATAGTGTAGTTGTTCGTCACCGAAAGGCGGGTTATCAACCAGACGAAAACACATTAACTATAACCGACACCAGCCAAACAATTCCAGTAGTGCAAACCGATTGGACATCTATTTCTGGGGGCGATCTTGGTGTTTTGGGAATTTCCGTAATAAATCATGGGGCAAATCCCGTTTCATGGAACGGTAAAGATTTTAGTATTACTATTCAAACATCGAATGATAATTTAACAGCAGAGCAAATCGCAGAATATATTCATTGGAATATTGCTAAAAATGATACTTTCTTCGGATTTAGAGGAATGGCATGGCCTAAAATGATAGTTCCCAACGGTTCTCAATTTGAAACTGCCAGAGGAAGACTTTTTGGATCTGCGGGAGCAGCCTCTAAGGGTGTTCGCGTTGTTCGAAGCGATGGAACTACAGCAGTTCCAGACTTTGTTCAATTCCAAGCAGATGATGGTACATATTATGTTGTCCCGATTGGATTTAATTTCTCTGGTTTAGTGACAGGATCTCAAGTTGTAGTGTTTAATACTGGAACTCAAACCGAAGTCTTTAGAACAAACTCTAGCGGAACATCAGAAACCGCAAACGGTCTTGCAGCAGGTTCATATGACTATACCGTAATGAAAACTGGTTATTTGCCGATTAGAGTTACTGGAGTAGATATTGATACAACATCTGTTGATGTCGCTATTCAACAAACCGTGGATAGAGCATATGCAACATCCTCAGGATTGACTCATGGTACTACTGCTAGTTTGTCGGGAACAACATTCACTGTTACAGTTCCAACAACAGTTCAAAACTGGTATTCATTCTGGATCGAATCTTGGATATCACAGTCCGAACACGCAAACGCTTTATTCCCAATTGAACCATTCGGTGCAAACTCATTCACACTTACTCACGACCATGAATTTTCATCAGGTTCTATTCAATATTTGAAGAGAGACGGATTTAGGTATCTAAATTCAAGTGATGTGGTTACTGCAAAATACTGCGCAGTATTATCCCAAGGTGTTATGGGCGGATCTCAGGTGGAGTATTATCACGATAATATGACAGTTATAGATGCTCTTAGCACTGGTAACATTGACCAAGTGGTTCAATTCTACGGGGACGCATCACATGGTAATATAGACCATACAAATTATTTTGACCTAAAAGTTCAAACCAATGGTTATCGTCAAGCGGAAACTAGTATTGTTGATGTTTATGGTCCTCTTGAAGAAACATTCTATGTGGTGGCACTACCAGAGGTCGAAATTTCGAACCTAACATTGGGCGATCCCGCAATAAGCGGAGTGTCTATAACTGATGATTCCGATGCGCCTATTTCTTGGGATGCTGGTGATGGTGCTAAAAATTATAGCATAACTATTACTGATACAGGTTCTAATAGTGGGGAAGAAATTCTTCGTTGGTTGAATTATAATTTATCTCTTGATGCATCATTCCAAGGTAAAGATCCCTTCTTCTGGCCAGAAATGGTGTTGAGAGTTGGAACTACTTATGAAACAGTTCGTGGTAATTTACATAAAGTTGGAGGAGACACAATATGTGGTGTTCGCGTGATCGATCTCTCAGGAACTCCTCACCCAGATTTCACTAGATTCCAATCTGATGATGGTACATATGGAACTCCACCAGTTCTTAATGATGTTCTAATCTCTAACATTACCGCTGGTTCTAGACTTCGTATTTATAACGAAACAACTGCAACAGAAGTTTATAATGATATTGTTCCGGGTACTTCTTATTCTACAACATATACCGAAGGATCAGATTACACTACAGGAGATGTTGTTAATGTGAGACTGGCTTATCAATCTGGATTATCTGCCAAATTGTGTTACGAAACAAACACTGTTGCAGGTGCTGCGGGATGGTCTGTTCTAGCAAGTCAGGAAGATGATACAGTCTATGCAACATACGGAACTGACGGAAGCACAATTTCATCATTTAGTGCAGACATTGTTAATAATGAGGTAGATGTTATTATTGGTTCAGATTTCTATGGTGCAGACCTTTACTCTTGGTGTGCATATATATTAACAACTGCTGATGGTATTAGAAATTTCTGTGGTGCTGTCGAGGCTATTGATGCGGCAAATATCATCAATCATGTTGATGTTGCTAGTTTATATCTTGACAATACAACTGCAACAAATATCAAACAACTAGATAATATTCGTCTTTATCGTTCTGATGGTGCATATCCTGTTCACTCATCAGGTGGTGGTGGTATCGACGTTGTGTGGAGAGATAAGGTGTTCGTAGTGGAAACTGGCACAAGCGGTCTTACTCCATCTGAAAGTGCAGCCATTACTGCAATTCAAAATAATCAAACAATTATTAATAATGGAATTAAGAAAGCATCGAAATTAATTCCTCATAATACTGACTTAACATAATGTCTAAAACGAAAGTAACAAGTAATTACCTAGCTGATGGGGCAGCACAACAGAACATCAATGATAGTGGATTATTAACATTGACTGTTGATCTGTCTGCTACAAGGTCTATTACTGTAAGTTCTGTCGATGTTTTAAATAATCTAATTGTTTATGGAAATTTAAGTGCGGCAAATTATTTGGGAATTGTCGGAGGGGGTGATGATACTCAAGCATCAACTAAGTTAAGATCAAGTAGTGCATTTTGGGATAGCACTTACACCACAGTTCTTAATAATAGTGCTGCATGGGGAGTAGACTCACAGGATGATGTGGAAGCCTCTACCAAGTTGAGAGCATCTAGTGCCTTCTGGGACTCTACATATAACACTGTTACTAACGTTTCTAGTCAGTGGTTTAACATAGATGATGATGTAGGAGCTTCTACAAAATTAAGAGCAAGTAGTGCTAATTGGGATACCACATACAGTAGAATGTCCGCATGGGATTCTACTAACAACTCAGTGTATAGTTTAAGTGATAAGTGGGAATCAAATTATAACACTGTAACAAATATTTCTGCCAACTGGCAGACAGTTTATTCTACTGTTAATGCTCTTAGTACATCATGGGCAGTAGACAATGGAGACGATACCCAAGTGTCCCTAAAGGTTAGAGCAAGTAGCGCAAATTGGGATAATACTTATGCTAGAATGTCTGCATGGGATTCCACTAATAATTCTCTGTATAGTCTTTCAAGTAAATGGGATTCAACTTATAACACCGTTACTAACATTTCTAGTCAGTGGTTTAACATAGATGATGACACACAAGTTTCGTCTAAAGTTCGCGCAAGTAGTGCTAATTGGGATAACACCTATGCTAGAATGTCCGCATGGGATTCTACTAACAATACTGTTAATAGTCTTAGTGATAAGTGGGAATCAAACTACAATACGGTCACAAATGTATCTGCAAATTGGAATACTGTCTACTCTACTGTCAATGCCCTTAGTACTTCTTGGGCAGTAGATAATGCGGACGACACACAGGCTTCGTCTAAGGTTCGTTCATCTTCTGCAAATTGGGATGCTACCTATAACACTGTTACTAACATTTCTAGCCAATGGTTTAATATCGATGATGATACACAGGTTTCTGCTAAGGTTAGAGCATCATCAGCCAATTGGGATAACACCTATGCTAGAATGTCTGCATGGAATGCTACTAATCTTACTGTATATAACTTAAGTGACAAATGGGAATCAAATTATAATACAACCACTAATCTTTCTGGAACATGGGTGAGTGTTTATAACACTGTAACGAATGTTTCCGCAAATTGGAATACTGTATACTCTACAGTAAATGCTCTTAGCACTTCTTGGGCAGTAGATAATACGGACGATACTCAAGCGTCATTAAAGGTTAGAGCAAGTAGTGCAAATTGGGATAATACCTATGCAAGAATGTCTGCATATGATACTACTAACAACACTGTTAACAGTTTTAGTGGAAAATGGGAATCAAATTACAATACCGTAACAAATGTTTCTGCAAATTGGAATACAACATATTCTACTGTTAACGCTCTTAGTACAACGTGGAACAACACGGATGATACTCAAGCATCTGCTAAAGTTAGATATATGTCTGCACTATGGGATAGTGCTTATCTTAGTGCCATTAATGCTACACCAAATGCGATATCCCAACCAAACAGTCTCATCAAATCTGATAGTTCTAGTGGAATAACTTTGGGTTATTTAACCATTGGAAATAATGGTACATTTATTGACTATCCACTTTGGCATAAAGATGGTGGATCTCCATACCAAGTTACTGTTCATGCGAGTGGATTATTATCTGATGTGAATGTTTATTGGCCTGTAAGGGATGGGTCTATTGCAGTACTTGGGGATATTTCTGATAATTTGATAGGTGTAAGATCCCTGTCATCTAATTGGCAATCTACATATAATACGGTATTTAATGTTTCTGCAAATTGGAATACTGTCTACTCTACTGTCAATGCCCTTAGTACTTCTTGGGCAGTAGATAATGGGGATGATACAGCAGTATCTACCAAAGTTCGCGCAAGTAGTGCTAATTGGGATACTGCTTATGCTAGAATGTCTGCATGGGATGCTACTAATAATACAGTAAACAGCTTTAGTTCTAATTGGAACACCGCATATAGTCAAGTCTTAAGCGCAACAACGGATGGTGTCACATATGCAAATACATTACTAAAATCAACAACGGGATCTGGTCTATTATCAGTAACAGGGATTTATACCGCTGGCGATACTGTGGTAGGTCAAATATTAACAATAGGTGCGCGAGATTCTAGCGGGTTTACGGGTAATATTAAGACTAACAATCTCTTAACAGGTAAGAGAGGTTATCAACTTCCTGATAAAGATGGAACATTTGCTCTTCTTGACGATCTCGCATATTTAGGATCGCTTTCAAGTAATTGGGAGAGTGCATATAATACTGTCAATACACTGAGTAGTAATTGGAATAGTGCTTATAACACAACTAACACTAGAAGTGGTGCATGGGATTCTACAAATCTTACTGTATACAATTTGAGCAATGGGTGGGAAAATACCTATGCTAGAATGTCGGCATGGGATTCTACTAATAATACAGTAAACAGCTTCAGCAGCAACTGGCAGAGTGCTTATAACACTGTCAACACTAGAAGTGGTGCTTGGGATTCAACCAATCTTACGGTTTACAATTTAAGTAACAAGTGGGAATCGAACTATAACACTGTTACTAATCTTTCAGGTAATTGGCAGAGTGCATACAGCACAGTTAATACTAGAAGTGGTGCATGGGATTCTACCAACCTTACGGTTTTCAACCTAAGTGACAAATGGGAGTCTAATTACAACACTGTCACTAATCTTTCCACTAACTGGAATAGTGCTTACAACACTGTTAATACCAGAAGTGGTGCTTGGGATTCTACAAATCTTACAGTTTTCAACTTAAGCTCCACATGGCAGGATGATACATATGCATCTGCCAAGATTCGTGCAAGTAGTGCTGTTTGGGATTCTACCTACAATACACTTACCAATCTTAGTGCTAAGTGGGAGTCTAATTACAATACTGTTACTAATCTTTCTGGAACATGGGTAAGCACTTACAATACTGTAACAAATCTCTCTACTACATGGCAGGATGATGTTCAAGCATCTTCAAAGGTTCGTGCATCTTCTGCAAATTGGGACACCACTTACTTCTTAGTTAATGGCGCAACATCTGATGCTACTGTATCTCCTCTAAGTGTTCTTAAGAGCGATAGTGGTGGTGGGTTGAAAGTTGGAAGTCTAACTTCAACAGAATTAGTTGTTGAAGAATATAGAGAAACACCAGTAACATTAGGATTCTATGGATCTTCGATAACATTATCACTTGCTAACGGAACATTCCAAACAATAACCCTAACATCAAACTGTGCATTTAACATGCCAGCAAAAACACCGGGAACCTCTTTTGTTCTATTACTAAGCACAGGAACTACTAACTTATCAGGCAACTTCGTAAATGTTAAATGGCCAAATAATACATCACCAACCCTATCAATTTCCGCATCTAGAATAGATATTTTTTCATTCTTTGCCGATGGAAGAAATTGGTATGGAACAGTAGCACAAAATTATACTCCATAATACATTATGTTTATAACTAGAAATTTATATACTACAACTTTACATTTAGATCCAGACGCTAAGACTTGGATAAATGCTGTGGAGGATGCAGATAGTTCATATCTAGAACAAGACGTGAAGAGAGCCATGAATAAGTTAGTTCTTGATATGAAGAATTATTCTTTATGGTATCAAACATCATCAATGACTGTCAGGATGGGCGCAAGAACTCTCGCGGGAGCATTAATTGATATTAAAAGTCCAAATAAATCTTGGACTAATAATAATTTTGTATCTGCTGATTATAATAGAATTACGGGACTATTGGGAGACGGGTCAACCAAATATTTATATAGCGGAATAACCAATAATCTACTTCCACAAAATGATAGATCAATTTGGGAATATTTACAAGCAACAGCCTCCTCAAACGTTCGTCATTACGCTGGTGGTGGGCGAGTTGCGGGGGGAACTGATGACTTTGCTATGCGTTACGACACAGCTACCACTCTGAGAGTAAGGTGTCTTGGTGCGGTTACTACCGATGCTAATGCTAATGCTGTTGGGCTAATTGGAATGTCAAGAACTGGAGCTTCTGAATGGATAAGTCGAGGAGGTCAAGCGGATCAAAGTAATACCCAAACATCAGCCGCACCCGGATCACAACAAATAATTTTTTACGCCACTGGTGAAGACGATGGAATAAACGTGTTCCAGCATTCAGACCATAGAGGTAGGGGAGGAGCTATAGGGTCTTCCATAGATTTAGCGACAATGGAATCAGTATTTAGAACCTATGTCGATTCCGTTTCATCAGTATTAAGATAATTATGACTACAAGAGAATTGTTAGAAACTATTAAAGATTACTCAGAATTGAGGGAATTATTTATTATATTGACTCCTCAACAGAATAATATAATTCTTTCTGTTCAAGATCCCACATCTAATATGCGCGTAACTCCCATATTATTAAGCGATGGTCGTTATGCTATATCTGCGGATATAATCACTGAAACACATCCAAACGGTATATTCCATAAGCCATTCTCTAAATTAACCCTATCTAGTATAGATGAGTCAGAAGTGGTATCTTCTGAAGTATTTGAATCTCTTAAAATAGTTAACTTGGAGTAAATAATATGACAAAGGATAATAACATGAACGGTAAACTTTTAGCAACAATTGGGACATTGATAGGAATAGTGGTGGGATCTGTTGGTATGTGGCTAACCTTGAAAGACCGCATGGAAAATCGCATTAAAGAGGAAGTTACTAGAAATCTCACTATTGAAATTAGAATAGCTAGACTTGAAGAACAGATGAAAGCTATCAAGTCCGATGTTACTATTATAAAGACCGATAGTAAATAATTTTATGGGGGACTTAAAACTAATAAGAGATAAAAGGTTTAAGCAGGGATTCTATAATCCTATTCATCCTGAGAAATACTTAGGTAAAGGTCCAATTGTGTATAGATCAGGTCTGGAGTTAAAGTTCATGTTATGGTGTGACCGTACAGACACAATTCTTAAATGGTCCAGTGAGTCCGTAAAGATTCCTTACTATGATTCTGTTAAGAAAAAGAAAAGGACATATTATGTGGATAATTATGTGGAAATCTTAGAAGGTAATCAAATTAAGAAGTACTTAATAGAAATTAAGCCGCATAGTCAGACAGTTCAACCCAAACAGTCTAAGAGAAAAAAGAGGTCTACTGTTCTATATGAACAACTCCAATGGGCAAATAATAATGATAAATGGCCATCAGCCAGAGAATTTGCCAAAAAACGTGGTATGGAGTTCATTATTATTACAGAAAAGGAACTAAATCAATAGAATTTAGAAAAAATACAATAAATATATACATGGCACTAAAATTAAAATTAATTGCAGAGAATCCCGATGCATTCGACAACTATGAATATGTTGAAGAACAAGCTAATCTAAAGGGACAGTCCACTCTATATATCAAGGGACCATTCATTGGTTGTGATATAGTTAACAAAAACAAGAGACTATATGGATTAGACGAAACCAGAAAAGATGTAAATAGATACATTGAAGAGATGGTTAAACCGGGAAGAGCAATGGGGGAATTGAATCACCCAAGTTCTGCTGATGTTAATCTTGAAAGAGCATGTCACTTAGTTACAGAGCTTTATGAAGAAGAAGGTGGTTTCCACGGTAAGTCAAAGGTGCTATCTACTCCCTGTGGTCAAATTTTAAGATCCCTTATTAATGATGGAGTTAAGGTGGGTGTTTCCACAAGAGCCTTGGGTTCTTTAAAGGAAAATGCCGATTATAATCTAGTTGAGAACCTTTACCTAGTCGCAATTGATGCAGTTGCAGACCCAAGCTATCCAAAAGCATTTGTTAATGGAATTCTAGAATCCAAGAGCTTCGTCCTAGACGAAAGCGGAAGATTTGAGGAATTGTATGAAGATTTCGAAAAAACCATCTCAAAACTGCCAAAAAAGGACATAGATGCGTTTCTTCGTGAACAAGTTATCAAATTTATTAACTCATTAGGATAAATACTACTATGCCAGCTAAATCAGAAAAGCAGAAAAAATTCTTCGGTGCTGTAAAAGGTGCTAAAAAAGGCCAGAAGAATGTATCTGGTGCTGCCAAAAAAGCATCAAAAGAAATGACCGAAGATCAGGTTGACGACTTCATCAAAGATGAGGACGAAGAAAAGATTTCTAAGAAGATTGAAAAGGATGGTAAAGCCACCTTTAAAGGTCCAAAGGTAAAAGAGCGTAAAAAGTATGCTCCATTAACTAAAGCTCATAAACCCAAAAAAGGTAAGGGTTCTTATGATAGAAATGAGAATTTAGATGAAAATACCGATATAAACGAGTTTGTTAAGCATATTTTCGATAAAAATTATGCTGCTGCGAATAAATATATTAATAACGCAATTGCGAAAAAAGTTCAAAAACGCATTGAACAAGAATTCGCCAAACCACTATTCTAAAATCATGGACAAAAACAAATTAAAACAATTATTCTCGGAGGACGTTCAAAAGGTATTGAGCGAAGAAACTCTTGCAGCAATTGAACAAGCATTTAATCATAAGGTTGATTTAAGTGTTGAAGCTGCTCTTCTAGAACAAGACGAAATCTATGCTACCAAGTTGGCAAACCTGATCGAGTCAATCGATAAGGATCATACAGCAAAGATGAAATTGATTGCCGAATCAATCGATAAGTCAAATGCTAAAAAGTTACAAACTCTTAGCAAGATTTATGAAAAGGCTAATAAAAAAGAAGCCGCAAAGTTCAAAGCTCAACTTGTGGAGTCTATCAGCAGCTATTTAGACGAATACCTTAAAGAGTCTCTAGATAATCTAGGTATTGAAGAAGCTGTTAAGAATAAGAATGCATATGTGGTTCTGGAAAACCTTCGTGGTGTTCTAGCCGTTGATTCTGCTGTGATGAAGGATTCTATCAAAGATGCCATGATCGATGGTAAGAAACAAATCGACACGCTTGCTAAGGAAAATGTAGACCTTAAGAAAAAGTATGAAGCCCTTCTTGAACAACACGAAAAGATGAAGGTTACTTCCATTCTTGAAGAGAAGACTGCAAAATTCTCTGAAGACAAGAAAAAGTTTGTCAGAAAAGCCCTTTCTGATAAGTCTCCAAAATTTATTGAAGAAAACTTCGACTATGTTTCTCGTCTGTTTGATAAACAAGACAAGAGCAGACGCGAAAATCTTAAAGAAGAAGCAATCAAGAGCAGAAAAGTTGTTCCCGACTTTGTTGCATCTAAAGTGGATAAGAAAGTAATCGAAGAGAAGAAATCTGAATCCGTTAACCCCCTTGAAAACGATTATCTATCAGTCCTTTCTAAAGGTAAAGGATTAATGTAATTTCACCAAGAACTATGAGGTCACAAGACCTGAACGAACAAATAGAAAGAAACTATTATTATGAATAATATCCCTCAACACATGTCTCCACAGAGCGTAAATGCTATTGTCGAAAAATGGAAAGGCATTCTGGACTACACTTCGAAAGATGTGGCTGAAATCCAAAATGAACACGTTTATCGCACAACTGCTATACTCATGGAGAACCAAGAGAGATGGTGTCTTAACGAAGCCGGAACTTCTGGTGGTGTCTTTGGCGCAACAACTGCTGCTGGCTCAGGTCCGCAAGCTCAAGTGAATGGCGACAATTATGCTGCTGGTGACTCCAGACTTCCAAAGATCCTTATTCCGATGATTAGACGTACTTTCCCCGAATTAGTCTCGCAAGAGATTTGCGGTGTCCAACCAATGGGTGGACCTGTCGGTTTAGCATTTGCTCTCCGCTATCAATATCAATCAACATACTTGAGTGATGTGGACGGTGTGGGTAAGACTGCTGCAACTGGTGGTACAAATCCCGGTCTTGGATATACTGGTAACTCCAATGCTGTTACCAATGAACTCGGATATCAATTACTTGATACTCGTTTCACTGGTGTATCTTCTGGTGCATTATCAGGTAACGATCAATGGATCTTCTCACATCAAGATCAGGGTGTAGCCCAACTTCTTGAGAACTATGAAGCCACTGGCCGTATTCCTCAAATTGAGATGAAATTCGAAAAAACCTCCGTTGAGGCTGGAACACGCAGACTCGCAACACGTTGGTCTATTGAACTTGAACAAGACGTTAAGAATATGCAAGGCATCGACATCGATGGCGAGCTTACTAACGCAATGTCTTATGAAATTCAAGCTGAGATTGACCGTGAAGTTGTGATGAGAATGATCCAAGCTGCTATGAACGCAGGTTATGGAGCAGGATACTCCTTCTGGAGTCCTGTAAGTGCTGATGGTCGTTGGACTGCTGAGAGAAATCTCACTTTCTACCAAAAACTGATTATCGAAGCAGGCCGTATGGCTGCTCGTAACCGTAGAGGTGCTGCCAATTTCATTATTGCAACTCCTCGCGTTTGCAGCATCCTTGAAATGCTTCCTGACTTCAAAGTATACGAAATCAATGGCACAGTCTCGACTGCTGGTGTTGGTATCGCTAAGGTAGGAACCGTAGGAGCAAGATTCACCGTTTACCGTGATACTAGAACCGAAGTACAAAATACCACTTACTATCCAACAAATAACTACTACACTGGAAACCGCACTATGTCGGAACCTGTTGAGTATGCATTGATGGGTTATAAGGGATCTGAGTACTACGATACAGGTATTATCTACTGTCCGTATATCCCGATCATGGTTCAAAGAGCTATCGATCCTGTTAACTTTACTCCTCGCGTTGGTCTGATGACCCGTTATGGTATCGTTAATAACATATTCGGATCTAATCTATACTACCACTTAATTATCGTTAAGGGTCTTGGTGTTGCATTTACTCCGGGTACAGTCTCGACTTATCTGTAAGTAAAAAGGCAAATAGCATCGATTTTAAAAGGGAGGGGCCGAAGACCCTCCCTTTTTCTTTGCTTATTTTTACGTTATTTTACTTTTTTTATAGATCAAATACTAAATAATAGTATGTCATACGCATTCACAACAACCCTACTTTCCGCTGCAAAGTATTCTAACCCACAGCTAATCGGTTCTGCATTATCTGGTTCAGGTGTTAACATTATTTCTCTTTCAACCAACGATGTTGGTATTGCATTCACTCCAGTTGCAACTTTAGATGATGCATTGATCTATTACACAATTGATGGATCAAGATTTGCAATCGATACTGCATATGCTGGTCAACAAGTGGCAGTCGTTAAAGCTCTTGATAATAATGTCAGAGCATATTCGGTCTACACCATCAACCCATTCCTTACAACCGTTGGTGTAACCAAACCATATGTTAAAAATCTTACACAGGCAGACCTTGCAGCCTTTAGCTTAAGTGTTCTTTCCACAAATGGAACAAGCAATGGAATCACCTTCCTTTCTGCTGCTCCAAATAACCTAGCAGTAGCTATCAATGTTGGTGGTAACAACCTATTCATCGATACAGCATATCATGGTTCAGAAATCGCATTAATTTCTGACATTAATGCTGCTAACAAGACCTATACAATTTATACTCTAACTACTGCACTTTCAGTACAACCACTATCAGGAACCTTTGCTAAGGGTCAAACCGATGTGGTAGATGCCGAATCCCGCAGAAAATGGTTATACGGTTATATCTAATTCATATTGTTGTTTGTGTTCATCATAGATTAAAGCACTCCAT